ACAATATAATGGCATTAAAATCATTATTCCCAGAGGATATGATTAGTAAAGGAGCTAGTAGCGAACTTTCTTTGGAGAGTATCGCTGCTAAGCTTACTTACTTTCATGAGCAACTACATTTGTTGCACTGGCAGACTACAAGTTATGCAGAACATCAAGCTCTAGGAGGATTGTACGATTATGTACATGATTTTAAAGATGGTGTAATTGAAAAGCTTATGGGTTACACAGGTAAAAGGCCTGGAGCTTATAAGATTGAAGCTCTTGGAGGATCACCTGCAACAACTGTTGTAGATAATCTTATGAGTTTTGCTTCAGAGTTAAAAGCATATGGTGAGAAAAACTCTTACCACGATGTTTGTAACTTAGCAGATTCATTATCAGGAGAGGCAGCTAAAACTAAATATTTATTAACATTGTCATAATGGAGATAAGCAAGAAACATTTTCCCAAAGTTATGCAAGACAATGATGAAGTGTTCCTTGCGCATTTAGAAGGGGTGATATCATCAGTAGATGAATTGTGTAGTCTTGAAATAACAAAGAACGCACATAGTTATAGATTTAGAATAGCAGCTAGCTTACCTAAGTATAATGAAATGCTACTGGAAGAAATACTGAAGTTTTGTAACTTATTCAAGATCAAGCTAGATATAAGTAAGTCAATCAAAACTACTAGTGTAATAACATTTGAAATAGATTTGTAAGTGTGACAATTATAACATATATTTGTCACTCAAACCAATTAAAAACATTACATTATGGCACAGTATGATGCAAACAAACGTTACACTTGGACTCCTGAAGACACATTTACATTGTCTGGAGCTGAGTTTGGCTTAATTCTTAACACTGTTAGAGCTTATTTAGCTTCAGAAGAAGCTGCAAGATTTCAATTGATGGTTCAATCAAATGATGCAATTGAAAAAGTGATGGCTAGAGCTGTAGAAGCTGACATTGTTAAAGAGGTTGAAGAACCACAACCTACAATGCAAGTTGTAGAATAATTAACATGGTGTTGGGAGACGAATAACACCCAAACAAAAGCTCTTCTCTATGAGAATATTTGAACCAAAGAATCGGATAGATGTTACAACACCAAGGGGGGATGGAGTGATATGGTTAGTGACTGATTATGGTCATGAAACAGACACTATCTATACAATTATTATTAATTCATCTGGTGAGATGTGGCAATACACTCACAAAGACATTATTGTCAAACCTAATATAACATTTAAACGCAATGGCAACAATTAAAAAAGCTCAAAACGGACTAGCTAAAGGTTCAAAACCTGGAGAAATGAGTGGTGTAAAAATTTCTGATAAAGATGTAATGACACATCCTCAAGATTTTCAGCATTTAAAAAGTATTCCTAGATACAAAAAAATGCTAGATCCCAAGACTAACAAATACTATCCTAAAAAGAAATTGAAGAACGGTGGTTCTTTATCTGGTCTTAAAGCTTCTAAGAAAAGAGCTGGTTCTGTAGATCCTAAAGGAGCATACACTAAAGTTCAAAAGAAAGCATTAGCTGGTGCTAAAGGAAAAGCTTCTCTTACTAAAGATAAACAACTTGGTGCTACAAAGATGGCTAAATGTGGAACTTGTATGCCTAAAAAGAAAAAGTAATGGCTACTGCAGCATGGACACGCAAAGAAGGTAAAGATCCTAAAGGGGGTCTTAACCGCAAAGGGGTAGCATCTTATAGAAAAGAAAACCCTGGAAGTAAACTTAAAATGGCTGTTACAACTAAACCTTCTAAATTGAAACCTGGAAGTAAACCAGCTAATAGACGTAAATCTTTTTGTGCTAGAATGTCTGGTGTAAAAGGTCCAATGAAAAAAGATGGTAAACCTACAAGAAAAGCTCTTGCTCTTCGTAAATGGAATTGTTAATATGGCAAAGCAAATGATTAAACGTAAAGATGGTTCTACATCACAACGTGGTTTATGGGATAACATTAGAGCTAATAAAGGATCTGGAAAGAAACCTACAGCTGCTATGTTAAAACAAGAAAAGAAAATTAAATCTAAAAAATAATGGCTACTACTCTTAAGAAACTTATTCAAGATGCTCCAAGAATGAGAGGTTCTCTTCCTGTTAAAGCTAAAGATGGTAAGTGGATGCAGAAAGCTGCTGCTTCTATTAAGAAACGTGGTACTGCAGGTAAATGTACTCCTATTACTAAACCAGGATGTACAGGTAAAGCAAAAGCTCTTGCTAAAACTTTTCGTAAGATAAGTAAGAAAAAATGAGCATGATTAAAAAAGGCTCTATAAGAAGTCAACATCCTTATGAAATAGCTAGAAGAGCTAAAAGAAAAGGTGTATCTGTTGAAGAGTTACTTCAAATTGAAGCAGATACTTATAATTTAATTAAAGATAATAATTTCTTATGTACAAGCTGCGATACTTGGAAAAATATTTCAGAAAGACCTAAGAATGGTTGGTATTGTAAAAGTTGCTATGCTCTAAGAACTAGAAGTAGATATGATTTATTTAAACAAAGAGAATATCTTCTTAATAAGAAGTATGGAATTACTTCTGATGAATACAATCAAATGTTATCTGAGCAAAATCACAAATGTTACATTTGTCATACACATGAAGATAAACTAGATAGATCATTAGCTGTTGATCATTGTCATACAACTGGAAAAGTAAGAGGACTATTATGTGGAAACTGTAATAGATTTCTTGGACAAATTGACGATGATGTAAATACAGCAGAAAGACTACTAGAATATCTTAATAAATATAAAAACATTCAAAGCTATAGCTAAAAAGAATAAGAAATAATGTATAACACGTGCCCAATACATCTTGTAGAAAAGAATGATGAGAACATGTGTCCTAAATGTTTAATTGAAAACAATAAATAAAATGGCAATCGTTAAAAAAATCGCTAAGAAAGCGCAAGATGGTAAATCTGTAAAAGGTAATCCTAAAGGATACAATGTATCAACTTCTCCAATGAAAACTGGAGCTTATGAAAAGAAATTAGACACTGTTGGTGGTGTAGCTAAATCTGTAAGAATGATTGATGGTAAAGGTAAAGTGTTAGGTCAAGAAAGACTTGGTACTTCTGGTGCTGAAAAGCTTGCTCAGAAATATAAAAAAGAGAAAGCTGACACTGAAGCTCGTAGAAAAACTAATAAAGATTTCTTAGAGAGCAGAAAAGCTTCTGAAAATGCTGCTAGTAAATCTATTGGTACTATGAAAAAAGGTGGTTCTGTAAAGAAAGCTAAATGTGGTACTAAAATGTCTAAGAAAAAATAAACATATGAAAAACATCATACAAGCATTAAAAGATTTCCATACAAGATATAATGATTCAATCACTATTATTTTAAAGTTTGGTATAATGATAGGGTTCATAACAACTATTTATGTAGTGTTTAGACCTGATCTTAACAATCATTCAAATGTAAAGTTACCTGATGAGATTCAATGGCGCAAAGTAGGTGATACTATGGTGATCACAAAGATCAATGATAGTATCCACGTACAGTTCATTAATAAAGAATAATGAAGATTTGTTCTATAGGATCTTTTTGTCAGAGTTCTAAGTTGTTACAACGACTAGGATTAAAAGAAGAGTCTTATCCATTTGATTGGATACTATCTAATTCTGAAATGGTAAAGCATTGTATAGAAGATGACTTCAAATGTTTCTTAGATAAATCACAATACACATTTATTCCAACTAGTGCCTATACACATAAAGTGTGTGGGCACAGTTATTATTCAGAGGTAGTAGATTTTACAAATGAGAATGTCCCTGGAGGTGTATTTATGCATCATGATCTTGCTCAAGATGAAAACGATTATGCATATTTTGCAAGATGTGTTGATAGATTTAGAAAGTTAATAGCTTCTGATGAACAGAAGATATTTATATATTTTTGTAGAAATTATCCAAAGGATAATGTTCAAAATGGTTTATCAGAGGGATTGGAGTTTGTTAAGTTCTTAAACAAACATGTTACTAATTTTAATCTTATATTTGTACATCATTCAGTAGGTGAATTAAATCATGGTATTGCAGAATTTGATAATTTAAAATTCGTAGCTTTGCGTGCATCCTATAGTAATGGTTTGGAATTTATAGAAGATTCACATAATGTGTATCTAGATGAAATAATTAAAAAATTAATAGATGAAATCAGGAAAGCCTAGAAAAGCACCAAAGGTGAAAGCACCTAATCCTAAGAAGCCAAACTTCATGAAAGAGGCTGATACACCTAGTAGATTAAAGAGTCCTATGGCTCCAATGAAACAGAAGAGGCTATCTAAATAATGAAGGTGTTAGTAATAACTCCTACATTTGGGAGGCTACCGTTTTTAGGGAGATTGGTAGCAAGCTTTTTAAGTCAGACATATGATGATAAAGAATTAGTTATTATCAATGATGACAAGAATGTTAAAATAGCATGTGACATAGATAATGTAACATGTATTAACATTGATAAGAAAATACTGGTAGGACAAAAGAGAAATCTTGCTACACAGTTAGGGTATTACGATCTATACATGCACATAGATGATGATGATGTCTTTCTACCAGAGAGAATATCTAATCATGTTAAAATGCATCAAGATCGTCCTGAAATAAACCTTTACAGAAACACTGCTAGTTATAGAGTGTATGGGAATGTATTTGAAAGAGCTGGTGTTGATTCTGGAATGAACTTCATTTCTTATAAAAGACAAGCATGGTTTGATGTTGGAGGATGTTTTAAAGATGGTAATCTTGGAGAAGATAGAGAGTTTTTAGAAAAGATGCCTAATGTTCTTCAGTTTGAAAACTTTGACCAATTAGATTGTGTGTACAATTTTGGAAATATAAATTACCATTTAAGTATAGGTACTAGTGAAGAAGAACTTCAATACATTGCTAAGATGCAACGTGAATCTTTACGTGTTGTGAATGGTGTATTCAACATTGTTCCTGATTTTACAGAATACAATAAGTTTATTGAATTAGATAAACGATATAAAGCAATAAATACCAACGAAACTAATAACCCAATACATGTAATTCATAGAGGATTTGCAAAACTCGATTTAAAATGAGAAATGAAATAAACCAACTAACTACAGAACTTCCTTTTACTCCTGTCACCTTTATGGAAATAGGTAGTAGAGATGGACATGATACTAAAGCAGTGGCTGATTATTGGAAGCTGGTTCCTAGTAATTGTTATATAATAGAAGCTTATCCAGCTCTATGTGATAGAATCAAAGCACAATATCCACAGTTTAAAACATTTGGATTTGCTGCTTCTAATGAGGTGGGGACAATACAGTTTAACGCTGTACCATTATACCATAATCAAAATACAATTGGTACATCATCTGTATTGAACAGAGGTGACCTACCTTATGAAAAAATAACTGTACCAACAAACACTATATCAAACTTCTTAGGTGAAATAGGTTTGTTAGGAGTAGATCTTATTAAGATAGATGTAGAAGGATTTACACAAGAAGTATTAGATGGATTTGGAGACAAGCTTCAGAACATTAAAGCTCTACAGATAGAAACTGAGCAATGGGCATCATGGGAAGGTCAAAAGGTACATGATGAGATTGTACAGTTTATGGAATCTAAAGGATTTACACTATTAAGTAAGTATGATGCATGGACAAGTCAATATGACTGTCTTTTTATAAATAATAAAGCCTCTAATTAAAGAGGCTTTTTTTATTGTCTTAAGAAACTACCAGTAGAAATGTTCTTACCATGTATATGCCATATAACCTCTTCTCGGTTATCTACAGACATGTGTTTTAAACCAGCATCTTCCCATTTGTATCTCCACATAAGATCATCATTCCAATTAACCTCATTAGGAGGAGTGTTGGCTATGCAATCAAATGCTTTCTTATTAAATGCAAATGTCATAGGCATATGATATGTGCTATTGTTTGGATTACCTCCTAAGTTATCATAGTTACCTGATACCATTTGTATCCCATTCAATTGATGATTAATTCTTGTAGATACAATATCTACATCTGGATTAGATTTGAACACGTCTATGATGTTCTTAACATAGTCTTTTTTGTATATGTCATCATCATCCATTTTGATGAACACATCATACTGTTCGTAATCAGGAACACTCTTTATAGCAATCATATTATTGAAATGTATAAAGTTGTTATTCCCTTTGTTTACAATAAGCTTATCATCTAAAAGATCATTGTATAGAGGAAGGAAGTTTTGATCCTTCCCTCCATCTGATACAATATTCACTGCATGTATAATGTTCTGATATGATTGATTCTTTGCATTCAACATGCATTGTCTCAACATATAAGGTCTATTATACGAACATGTAAATATAAGTGCTTTCATTACCACACATGAATTACATCAAATGGTGATATTAGAAGCACATCTTCTTCTTCTGAAAAAGGAATCACTTTAGCTCTTGACAAAGCTTCTGGATCAACTAGCACCTCTTCTCCAACTTTAACGTTTGTTACAAGTTCTCCTATACTATGTACAGTCAATCTTGACATTTTCTTAATCATTTCTTTTTCTAAAGCTTCTTTTGTATTTTCATCTACAATAAGCTTACTTTCTTCTTTCTTTGGTATCTCTAAGTAGATACGATTTCCCAATAGTCTTGGCATGATTTTAATATTTAAATGTTAACACTTTTACTACATTCATTTGAGCATCTAATATGTCTCCAATTGCTTTATTTATTAACAATTGATTTAATGATGCAGGATGTTCAGGCTGTGTATTCTGAAATAATAAATCAGCTAATTCAGCACAAAGCTCTTTTGCTCGTTGTACTTTTTCATCTCCTGAAGGATTAAATGTTAATCCTACTAATTTTTGTCCAAAAGACAATACTTTTTCTTCTTCCATTATCCTTTATATTCAGTTATTTCAATAAATCTTTGTGCGTCCTCTGGAGTCAATTCAATTTCTGATTGTACAGTTTCACGTACAGTCTTGAATCCTTTCATTTTGTTAGTCTTAAGATCAATGTCTGGTTGTTTAGACACTCTCTCATTGAAATCATCTAGAATAACAATAAGTCCTCCTTCGTCATTAGCTAATGATCGAATAACTTTGTTGATGTTCAAAGAAGCTTTATATTGCTTCTCATTCATCGTCACTGTGTAAAAAAATTGGTTTTTCATATTGGTTGTTTTTAATTATATTTCTTTTGCATCATTAATCTCTGTAAGAATAGCAAGATATTGATCTTTAGAAATAGCTCCAGTTTGTCTGTGCACTTCTTTACCGTTCTTTTTAAAGACTAACAATGGTACATTCCTAACATTGTAAGATCTAGCTGTTTCCATATCTTTATCAATGTCAATACTTGTGATTCCCTCAACTCCTGTTAAGTTTTGAGCTAACACTCTACATGGTCCACACCAGGTAGCGCTAAATTTAAGCACTTCTATGTTCATAATTTGTATTTAACTTTTAATTGTTCACGTCTTCTGTTAACCTCCTCATACCTATACATATCATTTTCTACGTTAGAATGCTCCTCTAGGGTCAAAAGTATGATATTTTCCTCATCCAGACAAGCTTCAGGATATTTTTCTTTAGCTAGTATATGATGGAAGTATGTAGACATAGGCTCACTACCAAGATAGGCACCACTCACTTCTGAATGGTGTTTTCTTTTTTTCCATACGCTAAGAAACATCTCTCTCATTTGATGGGATTTTCCATCATTAACCTTCTTTTTGGTAGTTAATGATGGTTTTATCCCACGTTGTTGTAGTTGTTTTCTAGGTTTATGTTGGAAACAATACTCACTGTCAGAGTTCTTCCCACAGGTTTTACATTTCATTTTTGGTAATGGTAAGATTAGTTGTACCATCTGCATACGGTACTGTACCAGATGTAACAGGACTGTTCAATTGAGAAGGTGTGCAATCACAACTTCCTTTCCATGGAGCATTAATCTTTCTACATCTGTGACATTCCCATGATAGAGAAACTTTTGGACAACTGCACAACATATACACAGCTGTACTGCTCCAAGTGTAAGGTATAGTTACATATCCCTGACATTTGGTACATATCTGAGGGAAATCAAAACTACTCATGATCTTTCACAAATTGTCCATCAACCATTTTACCTGTACGTTTAGAGATCACATTGTATGCACTTTCTAAACACTCTGTAAGACTTAATCCTTGCATCTCAGCTTGGATAATGATTGTTACTAGAATATCTCCCAGAGCATCAATAACCTCTGCTCTATCGTCTTTTTCAATAGCTTGAATCAATTCATCTGTTTCTTCCCAAGTCTTCATAGCTTGTGCTCTTGGTGTACCATTTTCTAATATTCCTTTTTGTGCTGCCCAAGCTATTACAAGAGCTTCTAATTCTTGATATTTCATAAATTAAATTTGTTGTTTATTATTTCATAAATAGTTTCCCATGATGGAAGAGGTTCCACTCCTTTGTCATCAATGTACATGTCTGCAGATATCTTACGACAATCAGCTTTGTAATGCTCAATTAGATGTGGAAAGTTACAATTAATATAGTGATAAGGAATGTCATTTTCTTTTAACCAATGCATAGCATCAGATAAAGGATGTCCTTCTCTACATGTATTAATTACAATACCAAATCCTTCATTGTACAATTTAGTAATTACCTCCTTAGCCCCATCTCTAATGGGACCAAGGTGTGGATAATCACTCATACATATAGTTAGATCAAAATCTATTGCTAATATATGCTTTGGTTCAAATCTTGGATTCATATTACATCTTCTTTGATTAGTATCTCTCTAACTTTTTCTATAAGATCTTCTATTGTTCCATCATTGATGATTTCATAATCAAAATGTGAATCATCAAGAGCTGTTTCTGATGGATGTTGATTTTTAGGATCTTCAGGACCACCTCGTAAAGCATAATCTCTTACCACTCTAATAGTAAATCCTTCTCTTTTATAAACAGCATCCATTTCATTAGGAAATCTCATGTCTGTAATGACCCAGTTAGGATACTCTCCAATAGCAGTGCCACCAAACTTAGCAGGTTCTGTTACAATACCTTTGTAATCAGCAAACAAAGCATTCACCCATACATTCTCATGTAAATTATCACGCATAGCATCTGTACCAAGCTTCTGAAGAAGTTCTCTTACAGTCATTCTTCCATCGTGCTCTACAAAGTCTGGACCAGAGAAAGGAATATTGTAAGGAGAGTTCCACTCTTCACTTAGATATGTTTTCTTGAACTCTTGATCTTCAAACTTCTCTACAGGAATCCCAGTAAGAAGAGAAGCCATTGTTTTTAGCTTCCCTGCAAACTTCTTAATTTCAAATGTACTATTGTGATGTCCTTCTATTGACTTGCCTGATTCTATTCTGCCTAAACAAAATTGTCCAGTGTCTTCTGCTGTAAGATATTGTATAATACTTCCAACAGTGTCCTTTCCAGAACCTATCTTTCCATTAATACCTATTATCATAACTCTTCTGGTGTATCATTATCTTCTTCTACTTCCACTTCTTCAACAGGAAGATCTACTTCATTAATCTTAGCAATAATCTTATCTCTCAATTCATCATAGAACTCTGGATTATCAACTACTAATTGTTTGAATTCTTCTAAATCATATTTAGTTCCATCAACAGTCATAGTCTTACCATACTTACGTCCTAATTCAAACTCGTTAAGAAGACTCATCATCTCATCAAGGATATCAATACCTTTACCATATACAATCTCAAACTCTGATTTTCTATATGGAGGAGACATCTTATTCTTGATAGCTTTCAACTTAGTAATATTACCATAGTTTACATCACCATCTTTAGCTAAGGTTCTAGACACTTCTATACGAACATCTGAATAGAACTTAAGAGCATGACCACCTTGTGTTGTTGTAGGATTACCAAACATAACACCAATCTTCTCACGATACTGAGAGATTACAATCACACATACATTGTGTTTTGATAGAGCTCCTTTAAGTTTTGGATATGCATTACTGTTCAATAAAGCTTTTCTACCAATAGTAGAATCACCTACATCACCATCTAACATCTTCTTAGGGATAAGTGAGCTATCTGAATCAATGATTACAAGATCAATCTCTCCAGTGTTAATCATATCCATAGCAATGTTAAATCCTTCTTCACCACATGATGGTTGAGCAATCAACATCTTAGTTGTATCCACTCCTAATTGTTTGAAGTAGTTCTTATCAACAGCATGCTCACCATCGATATACAATACAGTACCTCCAGCTTTCTGACACTCTGCAGCAGCATGTCCACAAATTGTAGATTTACCTGTACCTTCCCATCCCATAAGCTCATATAACTTACCTTTTACAAATCCTCCTACACCAAGAGTAATATGATCAAAACCAATACTTCCTGTACTGATTACATCATACTTTTCTGTTGAATTAGAATCTAATGCTAATACTGAACCAACACCATATTTCTTATTTAGGTTGTCGATTGTTTCTTGAAACTTACTGTTAGTTTCTTTTGTTACTGCTTTCTTTGCCATTGTTTAATTGTTTTAATTGTCTTTCAAATATACTGAATTTCCTCCGTTTTTCCTAGTGTTTTAGTCGAAAAAGCCCCTAATTTCTTAGAGGCTATTCCAACAATTAAAAACAGAAAAAACAGAAATTATTCAATACTTTTATACTTTTTTCTTAACTTGGTGTTTCCTTTAAATGGTCTTGTATAAGGGCAATTATCACATGCGTTACCACAACAAGTTCCTTTTTTGGCAAGATATTCGCCTGACCAAACAACTCGCCCTTCTTCTATTGTGTAATCTACACCTAATATATACTCTTTTTTACTCATTTTCTATTCATTTTAGAAGGTATGATTAGGAATTCTTGATCGAATAAACGTTTTACAGTTTTATCCTCTATGCAGAATGCCATACACACTTCATCTGGTGACATTTGTGGAAACTTTTCTTTATACTCATAGATCAATAACTTAGTCCTTAGAGATAAAGTTTTTCTAAGAGTTCCCTTTTTGTTCATTAGCTTGCTTAATTAGCTCACTCTCGTTCTCATAGATGTATCTATATTTAACATCCTTATATTGCTCTAGTTCAATCACTGATGTTCTAGGAAGCTTTCTAAATGATAAATTAGGATTACCCTCTACAGCAAGAATGAAATGTTCATCGTTATACCCACACAAAATTCCTTTATAGTTCTTGTGAACTATTTCTATTCCTTTAAACTGGTTGTATACTCTTTCCATCTTTATCTAAATTAAGGCTTGCTAATCTATGTTCAATTTCATACTCCACTTTGAATATGAAGTTAATCTTTTCTTCTAATTCCTGCTGAATAATTCTCCCAACAAAAGGAAGAAGTTCATCTAGATTTGTGTACACTCTAGCTAATCCAAACTTAGCTTTAACTTGTTGGTATTTAAATCCTTCTATCTTTATAAGATCTTGGAATACTACGTCAACATAAGATAACACTGAAGGTATTCCTATTGACATGCCTGCGTGGTCTTTCTCTAAATAAGCAGCATACTTATCATTAAATTCTTTATTGGTTCTCATACGTTTAAATGTTGTAGGGAGACAAATATAATTCATCTCCCTGATTATTCCTAATTAATTTTCATCATAGTGCTCTCCTGTGTTACCATTCTGAGCTATTATGTTCATTCTATCTTCTTGCAGACCTTCTTCTAGCAACTCAAAAGCTGCCTCTATACCAAACTTCTCAGCTTCTTTTCTAGTCTTCCAGGAAAGAGTGGTAGCTTGTCTACCTATTTTACAAGAGAACGTGTTATCTGGGAACACAATAGTTTCAATAATGATGTTGTTGAAATCAAATACATCAAATAAGAATCTAGGTTGTGAATCAATCATCACTGCTAACTTATCATTCTCCACTCCTTGTGATAGCATATAATCTTTAAACTCTTGTGGTACAGAATCATCTTTAAAAGATTCTAACATTTGACTCATTACCCAATCATTAATAACTTTTGAAGTTAAGGGATACTTTTCTAATAATTCTAGTCCTGACATGTTGTTTCTATTTTATTAATTAGTTCTTTATGTTTTTCCATCCACCAGTCACGCTCATAATCAAATTCATTAAGAGCATCTGTATTCTTAGCTGCTTGGTATTTTATATCATACAACATAGATATTACATCTGTAACTGTTGCCATTCTACTTTCACCAAACTCTGCTGATAACTTTTGATATATTTCTTCGTTATACATGTTCTTTAATTGTTTTAATGTTTAGTATTTCTTTTTCTTCATCAAATCCATCCCACACTTCTTGATCATCATCAAATCGTATTCCTAATTTCTCTTCCCAGAAATCAATCAAGTCTTGTGTTCTGTTAAATATTCTATACTGCAGAGATATTTCATCTCTACGTAATCCTTGTTTAACTAATTTAACCACCTTTGGAAACATTAATTGAAACTCTTTTGATGTTCTAGAATATTTACCATTCTTCACAAGCTTGAAATCATCTGTATATTCATCATTTAGTTTATACACGACAACTACAAATCCTCCTTCATAATCATAATCTTCAATAATGTCTTTGGTCCTTTCATATTCTGAATCAAGAAACTCTCTGAACTTATCTACATTTTCTGGTTTAAACAGTAAATAGACACATCCATCGTAGTGATCATCTCTTTCATCATCTCGAATATAAGCGTTCACAAATCCATTTGCTCTTAAAGCATCTTTAGGTACCTTTAGTGTAGGCACCATAAAAATACTTGTAATTGTTTTCTTTATCTCCATATTTTATCCCTTGATGTTTATAACACCATTGCTTGCAAAGTTTTTCTCACTAATATTCCACACTCCTGTATTGATAGCCCAATGAAGACCTTTGATCAATTCACCCACTCCTGGATAGTTTCTTCCTTTATGTGTGAATCCATGATAAGCATCTTCCATATCATCAATATCTAAGGTATATACTAGTGGTGCATAGTAATTACTAGAGTCACATACAACGAACTTCAAATAGTCCACTCTATATCCATAGTATTCACTATCTGGATTATCTGCTAGTTTTAACATAGCATGATAGTATAAGTATGCTTGTATGTACGCTCTTCTGTACAAGTAATACTCTTCATAGAAGTTTTCAACACTCCATGTACACTTAAGATCATATGGTCTGATAACTTTTTCATCATGATCAACTATCACTTTATCAAGCATAGATTTAAATGGATAGTCATCAATTAAAAATCCTTCCACTTGTAACTGATCCATTACAGTGTATCTAGAACTGTTTACCAAGTTTACAATTGGAGCTGTGGTACTATTAGTTTTCAACTGTTCAACAATCTTCTCAGCAATAGATACTTCTGTTGTATTCACTACTGTTAGATTCTTGCTTCGTACAGTGCGTATTTCATTGTAATAAACTTCAGCATCAGATCCAATAAATTTGTTTAATACAGCCTCGTATTTAATCTTAAATCCTGAAAGTGTATAAGCCTCTTGTAATAAATCTGTAAAAACTCTTGTCACTACACCAAATTCATCTGTACAATCTCTTGTTACACGATACAATGCTTCTACAAATTCAAGCATTAACCCTGTTGGTGTAGATGTACATGATGACATAAAGAATTTATCATCAAATGTTTCTGGTTCCATTAGTATAGTTTCTACAATTCTACCCATATTGGCAGCAAGATTCTCTTTTTCTTCCACCTTCTCACCAAGAACATATTTCTTGTAATACTTTCTTCTGTCTTGTGAAAATTCTTTTAATGAACTCGATGAGTCCATTAGTACAGCTCTGTACTCTGCTTCTGTTTTTGCTACTCCCTGTATCATTATTTACTTTTTTTATATTCTGTATATACTTGTTCTATTATCCAAGATAATAAATATGCTTGAGCTTCATCATTATTAACATCTGGATTAATACCTACACGTTTCATTATAAAAGATGAAACATGAAATGCTTCATGTGCTATCGTACTTATAGCAAATGCTTCATCAGTTAAATATTTCTTGTTGAGAACTATTAAATTAAACTTATCATTTCCTTCTGCATGACCTGAAAAATCAAGGTTATTAATGTTTGCAGGATACTTCTTATTTATTTGATCTATTTCTTTTTCTACATCATCACATATTATAATTTGAATATATTGGTGATATAAAGGAACCTGTACGTTTTTATTTGTCATAATGTTATTTAATAATTGTTACTTCTGATTGTGTTTCTATCCAAACATGTGCTCCACAACTTAGTGGTTTGTCTGCAGCATAGACTATCTTACTAGGACCATTTATCTCAACTTCGTGAGCATATCTATTCTCTTTATAAGTCTTAACAGTTAAAACAGGATCATTGACACCATTCTTTCTATTACTCTTAATCACATGTTGATTTACGTGAATTATAGTTTTCATAATGTCTGTTTAAATGCTTCAATAATCTGTGGATACAATGCTCTCACCTCTCTTGGTACGTTACTGAAGAACCATCTCACCTCAAGTTCATAACTCTCTCCTTTAGTATCCAATCCTTGTGGATGAATAAGCCAGAAGAAATGCTGTTTCCCCATATGTTCAATGTTTCCTTCATACCACACTTCATTAAATGAAGGTGTCTTATTAATCGTTATCTGTCCCATACTTAAATAATCGTTTTAAATGTTTATACATTCTATCTCTAAAACACCATGGACATGTTCCATTGTTTCTACAATGATGACTTACAGCTTTAGCTCCAGTCTTCTTTTTCTTAATAGTTCTACTCATAAACCATCTAATTTAACTCTGAATCCCCATCTTGAAGAAGCCATGTATCTATCAAAGTAACAATCTCTCCAGTAGTATACAGGCTTATGTTCTACACTATCCCAAAAGGATTGACCAAGTTTAACCATTGTGCATCTACTTATTATCCACTTTATCATCTGATTTCTTGTTTAATTTATCTGCTAATTCAATTAATTCTTCATTCAATCTGCGTAAAAAAGATTCTGACCCATCATCACCTGAGAGTAACCAATCCATTCTTTGCATATAGATTTGAGCTGTAGCAACCATTGCTGAACCAAGTTTAAATTGCTTTATTACTTCATCAGAATACTTGTGATGAAACTTCTCATCAGGGTATTTTTCATACCACTCATCATCGCACCAGTTTTCTTCTTTAAGTTCTTCTTCAGTTTTAGGTTGACCATTCTTTTCAACCAATCTATCTATGTCTTCTACTACATCAGTAAGTCTATACTGTAAGTAGTCCCAATGTCCTCCACTCATATTGTTTTCTTTTTTGATTGTTTTTCAGCCAGTGTTTTCTTATCGTGGCAAGTAGTGCATAACACTTGAAGGTTGTCCACTTCACAAAATAGTCTTTCTACAAATCCTGGTAAGTCTTGTGCTGTATTTAAGCTACCTGCAGGATGTATGTGATCTATATTGATTTGTTTATCTGGATACCACTTCTTACACTTCTTACATTGATATTCATATTTCTGACGTTTGTTTGCTCCTTTATAAGGACGTTTTGCATTCTCTTTACATACTGAAATAGGCTTCCACCATCTGCTCTTTTGTCTCAAAGCACTTCTTATGAAGCTCCAAAAGGCTGCCTCACTCATTGTTCCATTACATCTTGTCTTTGGGACTAATACTCTCTTTGCCATATTCTTATAAATTAAGTTATGTCACAAATTTAATCTAAATTTGTGAATCGACTATGTAATTGATTGCTGATTTTAATATTGAAATATTATCATTAGAAGCACCTAGTAACATGTTACACTTGCTACACAACAAACCTCTAACTTTTCCAGTAGTATGACAGTGGTCAATATATAATCCACCATGTTTTGATACTGATAAATATTCAATATTACATATCTTACATTTCTTGTCTTGAGTAATATATAAGTTTTCTACTTCTTCTAAAGTTAAATTATATTTATTCAGTATTCCTCTATTTCTACTTTTGACATAATCATAGGAACTTTTTTTCTGAACACTGTTACAAGACTTACAGTAATGATGAACTCCATGTTTACCAACTTTATTTTTATGAAAATCAGTCAACTGTTTTTCTTCTTTACATTTACTACATACTTTTTTCATAATGATATATTTTAAACAATAAAAATAACATACTTTTGTGACAAATTGCGACAAAAGCATGTTAAATTTATGTTAAATAATCAAGTAAATATTTGTGACACAACTATAATTATTAACTCTTAGTCAATCGTAGATATACGACTACTAATTTTCTCCTTCATCTCACTAAGGCTCAATACAATCTGTTCTATTTCTGTTGATGAAATAGTAGGCATGTTGAACTGATATTTCTTAGCTTCTGTTGCGAACCCCTCTTTGGCTTTTTCTGCTAAAGATTCTAGTTCACTAACAGCATATTGCTCATCAAGTTGCAATGTATCAAATTGTCCATCGTGTAGAATTCTTGTAGCTTCTTCTCTTGGTACAGTCATAATTGGAAGATATTCAAAACATCTACCTTTATGTTGTCCAATACCTACAACCTTCATAGGATTGATAAGTACAAGAACAGATTGATCACCACATCCAACATAGTGAATTTGATCAGCTGTAAAGTGTAAACCTGCAGCAGCACAATCTTGTGTACTCCAATCACATTCTTCTTGTGGCATACTAGTTAATTGACCAATACGGATGTCAAATGTTTTGGTCCAGTCATCTGTAAATCTATTCTCTTCTCTATTAGGAAGATCTAAATACAACTCAGTTAATTTACCAATCTTCTCACCATGATTAACAGGAACTTCTACAGTGTATGAATACTCTTCTACTTCTCCTGATCCATCACATACATCACAATCTTCCCATTCATCATCAATATCATACCAACCACCTGAACCATTACATTCTTGACAGTCTGTAGATGTGTGAGTTTCTGTTGTGAATAAATTAGAATCATGTACTAACTTGTATGTAGCATCTGGTTGTAAGAACACTGTATAATTATCAGGATTCTTTTTCCATACAGCTTTCACTTTATTGTAAGCATTACTTACGAAGTGTACAAGCTCTGGACTTCCGTGAAGAGTTACAACATTTCTAAGAGCTACAAAGAATCCTTGTTTAGTAATTCTGAAACTGTTCTCAGTTAAGAATCTATACAATTCATCTGCCACTTCAGCTCTTGGGTTCAAACAACACCACATAAAGAAATTTTTGTGAGCTGTATATTCATCATCATCATTAAGAGCTTCTTCAAAACTTCTGTCATCTGCAAACTGTTGTCCCACTCTATGTACAATCTCAATAAATCTTTCTACTAGCAATTGAGGCATAGTTCTAGATGTACCTTTCAATCTAACTGAATTACCATCTATTTCAAAATCATTAATTCCATCTAGTAACTGAATTCCTTCTTGTAAAGCTTCCATTCTTTCACATTCAGCTTGTCTTTCTTCTTTCTCTTGTCTAACTTCTGAAGAAGACATGATTGCATAAATGATTTCTACATTTCTGGCATTCAACACAGCATTGTAATCATCATAATCAGCACCAGGTTTACCTATTACAGTCCCATCATTCAACACTACAGTTAGAGTGTCATTAACTAATTTAATGTTCTTGACTAACTTTTCTTTAGGTGCTTCATCAACCTCTTGTTCCATAAGAGATTCTAATTTACTTGTTACAACTTTCTCAATTGTAGTTTCCACTTTGCTCTTGAACCAGTCAAGACTTAAAAATTTGCTCATTGTTCTTTGTTTTTAATTGTTAAAAAAGGGGGATTTCTCCCCCCTATTGGATTAATCTAATAATTCTTCTACTTGTTCTTCAGTTAACACTTCTTCATTCAATCTAATGTTGTAAAGATTCAGGTTCACTTTGTATTTGTGATACTTGAATAAATCAGATAACACATTCACCATTGGATCTTCAGCACCAAAATAACCCATACTTCTACATATAGGACTTAAGAAAGGAAGTCTGTCAAATATTTGTTCTAATTCCAGTAGTTCTGGATAGACGTTCATGTCAAACAACTTATTCTCTGCAGCCACTTCTAACATAGCTTCATACAATTCTAACTCTGAACCTTTAGGATAAGTGTTACCACTATAGTTTTTAGATCTGTATTCTGCTAAAGTTTCCATTCTCTTACGTAAATCTGATGATACAAAACCTATAATGTCCCTCTTATTAAACACATGTGCATATTTTTGTACAAACTTGTGAATAATATAAGACGTTATTATTCTCTTAAATGGTGCATTTTTACCTTCCATGAATTCTTCCATTGACATTATATTATGAACTTCTGTTAATGAGTCTACTATTTTCAACTCTCTGTCTGAAAATGTAATCAACTCAATTCTTTGCTTATTCTTAGCTTCATAAAGACCATCTAGTTTCATAGCATCTGCATGTTTAGAATATATTTTTAAGTGTTTAGCACTCTCAAGATCTTCTAGTTTATACAATTGACTATCAAACTTACAGTTTTTACCCTCTACATATCTTTGTAAAGCTACAGCTTTCTTACCTACAATCTCTCCTTTAATCTTAAGACGTTTATGAGAAGTGGTAGAAGTTACAGAAGATTTGATTCTTGCAGCTTGTTTAGCTTGAATAAATACTTCTGGTACCTCAATAGCATCAAGATCAATAAAGTTCTCTGTTACTAGTCCTATTACATGTTGATAGTCTTTGATTCTAGTTCTCCATTCAGATTTTGGATATTTATTCAATCCAAGAATATGCATGTAACTATGTGAATCAAACTTAGCAGCTTTACCTAATTTTAATGGGCTTTCATACTTAACAAGTGCTACATAGTCATTAGATTTATGCAAAGACTTAATATAGTCTTTCTTCATTTGAGAAAGCTTTTCTGTATATACATAGACAGTTGTTCTACCTTGAGCAATATGATTCAATGAGAATTCATAATTATATCCTTTATCAGCATTAAACATTCTGTCATTTCTAAGCATAAACTTAGCAGAATATTCAGATAACCAATAATTATTGGTATTCTTATGTAATTCTATAATGTCATACAACTCAAGACCTTCAATTTTAGGACCAGCTAGTGGTGTTGTAGCATATTTGGTGAAAGGAGAAATATCTCTATTGGTCCCATTACCAAGTTGTACATATCTACATGTACTTTGGAAATAATTAATTACACTCTTGATGTCTGTACCTGCATCTATTTGACTATTGTATTTTTCTACATAATAGTTAGCTACAGTTTTAAGTTTCTCAAGAATAATCTCTTTAGCTTCCTTAGTGTATCTCAAAGACTCTCTGTTTGGTGTTGGATAAATACCATCACTCAATGAAAATCTAAGAGCTATAGGAAATCTAATATCACTTATGCCAAGTTTACCAAAGTCTAATGGATAATAAACATTATCTAAACATACATGTAAATATGGATCATCAGATAGTTCTGAGAATTGAAAATGTTCATGTCTAGCAATTACAAATCCATTAGTGATAGAAGAGTCTTCTGGTACATCAAAGTATACACTTTCGAAATAGCACAGTTGTTCTTTAATCTTTTTCTTGAATTGATAATTATCACCATACTTCACAGGGATGATAACTTTTACACCATTACCTTCAGATGTTGGTTCTTCATATAATAGATCGATTGTATTTACATCTTCTCCTTCATACATCATATACTTTCTCTCTACACCATCTTTTCTACATATAAAATAGAAACTAGATGAATATGCAAGAGGAGCTTTGAATCCAAGACCCATCATGCCTAATTCATTAGCAGAATCACGTTTGGTACTCTTACCATACTTACTAATAATGTTCTTTACATCATCAGCATCTAGTCCTACACCAAAATCTTCTACAGTGAATTCATAGTTTCCACTTGATGCAGCTTTGAAGGATACAATGATAGGCATGTGCACTCCAGCTCTTCTATGACTATCTAATGCATTACTTGCACACTCTCTGACAGTCGAACCTATGTCATCAGAATATAAATTCTTACTTAACATCTGCATCAATATCTGTGCAGAATCTAAGTCTAGTGACATCCCTATACTTTCTTGTGATGTTCCTTCTTCAATAATTGTACTCTCTGTTTGTTTTTCTAAAATCATCTTGCTTTAATTTAATCGTTGTTTTCTCTTCTTACTAACCATATTGTTCTACCGCTAAGATCTTGTGATATCTTCATGTTATGATCTTCTGGTGTCAACTTCCACTCTTTATGATTTCTTGTATAAGGTGCTCCATTCCATGTATGATAAGTTGTTGCCACTACATCTTGTCTGGTAGAACATCTTACTGATTTATACAATGGTAATCCAGTGCTCCAGTGTTTCTTTGTAGCACTGAGTCTTGGTTGATCTAACACTTTTAAATACTTCATGTGTGATTGACATGCAATCAATATTTCATCTCCTACTCTAAGATCTTCTAATTTTATTATTGTATTTTCCATAGTCTTAATTTTTAAAATGGTACGTCCATGTCTAACCATTGAACACCAAATCCGTTACTTTCTTCTAATAATACATCCACTTTACTAAACACTCCTTCTGTATCCCAATCTGTTCCTTTATAAGCAGCACTTGCTGGATGACTGATAACAAAATTGTGTGAAAAGATTCCTGTATACTTCTTGTACTTAGCTGCATCTTTACCTAGAAAGATGATTGGCACTCCTGTAATGTTCAAGATCTCTTCAAATAAGTATTTCATAAATGGTTCCCATATATCAAGATGACTACCAGCTTTGTTTAGTTCTACAGAAAGAGATGCGTTAAGCATTAACACTCCCTGGTTAGCTAAATAGCTTACATCTGGATTAGCTAGGTAACTAAGGTTTAGTCCATTATACAACTCTCTTTCAATAGCATCATAAAACTGTTGTAATGATGGTTGTAACTGATTTGTTACAGAACATCCCATAAGTAATCCATCTGCTATCGGAAGGTCATTCTTGAATGTGTGATATGGAGCCATACCTACCATTACCACTTTAAGGTCATCTAGTGATGTTTCTTTAAAACATCTCCAAAGGTGCATTGATTGAGGGGCAATTTGTTTACCCCTCTTACTCTCTGCCTTTAGAAATGCATAAATCTTATCACACTCTTCACTCTCTATGAATGGACGCATCTTTGCATGCCAACTAGGGTGAAACATTGGTTTAAATTTTTCCCAAATCATAATTGTAAACTGTTTGTAAATGGTTTAATATCTAGTGTTTCTAATGCTTTTTCAAGTTTCTCCACCTCAGCTTCTAAATCAGCTACACGTTTTTCTAACTCTTCATTTTGATCTTCTAATAGTTCATTCTGAGCTTGAACAGTTTCAACTTCTGATTCTAACGATTCAACTAATGAAACCAATTCATCAAGTGTTGACACAGCATCTCTAACTTGTCTGTCTAATCCTCTATCCATAATTATCGTTGTTGAAGGGTTACTTGTTTACCTAAGAATTTACTAAGAATAACCTCTAAGTTTTCTACACCTATACACTCCACTTCATCGTCTTCTGTTGTGTATAACCACTCTACATTCTCTTTGATAGTTTCTTCTAAGAAGTAAATATTGTCATCATTAATTTCTAGTATCATATTATTTGTTTCTCTGTTAAATATTTTTCTATTGTTTTTAATCCATGTACTCTTGCTAGATCTGCCCAATCCTTAATACCTTCTCCTAAATAAATTCTGGGAACATTGCAATACTCAAACCCAAACTTGTCAGTTATTTGTTGAGAATTCTTTACACCAGTTTCATCAGAGTCAAAGCTTAAGATTTGTCTTTCAGAATTTTCTTTGAGATAGTCTACATTCTCTTCAGAGAAACATCCCATACCTTCATTCTGAACAGCACAACAACAAGGATAGATCTTTTTCATCACCATGTAATCCTTCTTACTCTTATTGATAAACGCAACATCACAATCTCTGATATCTTCTAGTCCATCCATCATAGTAATAGGAACATTATTTGGCATCCATTTTTCTTTCTTGTCAGCAAACGGTCTATAAATCTTCCAATGTCCTTCATATAGATACCCAAATCTTAATTCTGTGTCCTTTAGAGGAAACTTCTTCTTGTTAAGGTAAACTGTATCCAATGAGTATACATTATTAGCTCTAAGATCATCTATGTCTTGATAATATTCATTCCAATATGCAAGTTCTTCGTGTGTAAACTTTCTAGCTTTCACTTGAATGAAATACTCACGCTTCATTGTTGCTGTTGGTTGAGCATAATCAGAAATTATTCTTACATAATTCTGTGTAGATGTCCCACTTGATATACCAAGATCAAAATCTCTGTCAATCATTATTAACGCATCATGAAAACTAGGAAGTCTATACAATAGTTGTACAAACTTGAAGCAATCACCTTTTACACTACTGTCACCAAAATCTATAAATGATAAATGCTTGGACTTATATCCTATTAGGAATGAAGGGTTACTATCTTTCCTAAATGGAGAGTTTGTAACAGCATTAATCTTCCAAGTTTTATTTGGCATGTAGAAGCGAAATATATCATAATCAGAAATCTTATTAAGTATAGCCTCTGCTGTTAATCTTTCTCTCTTTACTCCTTTTATCATAGCTTTAATATTTTAGATGAAAAAGCCCTCACATTTCTGCAAGGGCTCTGTTCTATCTATTTATACTAGACTAGTAGTCTGATCCATCATCAGAAATATAATCATCAGAAGCAACTAAGTTGTCATCAGCATTATATTCTTGAATATCTGAGAAGATGTAATAATCTTTACAACCATACTCCCCAGCAACACTAAGAACAAATTTCTCATGTCCTTTTAAGTCACGTGGTTTCTTGTTCTTAAGATCAGCTTGTGTTTTCTTGTTGTTGTAGTCAATATTACGGAATTGCTTCATAGCATATCCACCAATGAAAGCTTTATTAAACACCCCTTGGTATTCTTTAGACTCACCATCTCTTTCTTTAGTGATAACAGTAGCCATAGCTGCAACTGTGTTACACCACTCACCATTGATTTGGTCTTTCAAGTCTTTCACTTGACCACGCATAAGCTTCTTCCATTCTAATTGAAGAACAGTTTCAGCACTACGATAGTCTAATCCACCTAACCATACACGTAAGAAATTGTAAAGATCTTCTTCACCTGTATAAGCTACACGATAGTCTCTCCCTTTAGTAAACCACTCAGCAAGATCATTCTCATCTGCAGCCCAAGAACACATACCAACAGAATTGATATATTGTTTCTTAGTACCATCTTTGTTCTCACGTTCTTTATCCTCCAAGAAGAATGTAGTTTTGAACTTCTCTTTGCTCTTAACTTCTTCCAACCATACATCAACACGTAAATATGTGTTTCCTTCTTTAGTATCACCTAAATACTCAGCAGCTTTGCTGTCTTCTTTAAGTTCCATACCAATTACATCTTTAAACTCCTCGATTGTAGGGTTAATTGCAATCACATTTGCTTCAAATAAGCCAACTTTCTTTGAAAAATTACCTTCTCCACCTGTTGACTCTCTTCTTGTTCCTCCGATACTACTCATAGCTTTAATTTAATTTAGTTTAGTTATTATAATTCTTTGTCAAGTCTTTCTACCCACAGTTTTCTAGTTTCATGTGCATTAGATACATAATCATTCAATGCTTTCATTCCTTCTTCCACTGTAGAAAATGGAATTGATTTACATCCCACTCTAATAAGACATCCTATTGATAGAAATTCAATTTGGACTGGATGATCTCTAAGTACGTCTTTATTGGATGGTCTGTATTCTTTTGCTGAATCTACTTGACGCATCATAGCATTCATTGCAAGTCCTTGTGGCTGTGTTGCAGTTTCTTCATTCATAATTTTTGGTTTTTAGTTATAATATTCTGTTAGACTATCTGCAACAAATTGCAAATCATTTGGTATTTTCAAATCCTCAAACATTCCATCAGGACTCTTTGCTGGATACTTTCTATATCTATTGGTAATGAAACCATATGATGCAGATCCATCTTTGTTCTCTTCTACATTAGTGTAAAGACACACAGTTAGAAGTCCTTCTAATAACACTTGATTATCGATCAGCTTACCTGCTGTTTTAATCTTGTATCCAATAATCTCTCCACCATCTTCAACAGTTTCTGGGTGAGTGAGATAGAACACTGTAATGTCATCACGTAACATCCTAGCTGTTCTAAATAGATCTACCATGTCTTTAGCCATAACACTAAATTTAGTATATCCTACTTCTGTAGCTTTAGCCACCATATTGAATCCCATGATGTAATTAGAATCTTCTATTACAATGTTCTTAACATGTGGAGCTTTCTCTGAGATCACACGTAATAATCTTGTGATTTCATTTGCATCATCTACTTCTTTGTAATTCTTCTTTTCTGTGTTGTAAAGCTTCTCAGATCCTTTGAAAGGAAGTTCTTTCTTTGCAACGTTAATGATGTACGTTTCTTCTGGGTTCAAATGCTTGATACTGGTTGACTTACCTGTACCTGTAGCACCTACAATCCCTACTAATTTGCTTGCCATTGTTTACTTGCTTTAATTTAATTAATTATTGATTTTTGTTGTATAAAGATACGAATAATTTTTTTAATTATACATATTTTATCTTGTCTTTGTCAAAGAATTCTAGTGCTTTATTTAACCATTTAAGCTCTACAGGTTCACTGCTACTCACTATATAAATATGTGCTTTCTTATCTGGAGTGTTATACTCCATAGCCATACATCTGTTTATTTTCTGAGCTAAGTTTTCTGCATTACTATCAAAATAGTTAATAATCACTTTGTTTAGAGGTTTATAAGTTACACCTGTGTTACCAATCTTCACTACAGCTAAATGATTTCCTTCTCCTGAAGCAAAGTCTTCAAACATTTGTTTCTTGCTTGATTTACTATGATAGGATGGAATACCAAGATCATCTGCAACTTTTGTGGTACCACAGAACACTAGCACTCTTTCATCTTTATGCTTAGCAAGCAATGCTTTTGTAGCAAGTCGTTTGGCTAAAGAGGATTGAATGATTCGCATTCTTGCAAGTCTCATAAACATTGTATCACTTCCACTATTCTGCAGTTTGTTAATCACCCATGTGAGAGCATCAAACTGTTTCTTTTCAGTCTTTTGCTTTGTTTTAAACTGTTGCAGCGTAGTGTTATCTAGAGGCACTCTGACAACATGTATTTCATAATCCACAATCACTCCTTCTTCAATGGCTTTTTCAATTGGATAGTGGGCTATTACATGAAGATCAAGTTCTTCCTCTAGGGTTCGTTCTGTCCAACTGGATAATGTTCCAGTTAGACCAAGTATCTGTCCATTAACATCGAACAGGTCCTTACACACTTCTATCTGAGCCTCGCTCAATAGATGTATCTCATCAATAATAACAACATCAAAACTTTGATTAACAAGTTTCTTCAGGGATAGATGTGTAGTGTATGTAACAATACTGTCATCAAATCCTAGTTCTTTGAAATCTTCTTGCCAAGAGTCTTTAATCTTGTTATCTGGATAAGCAATTAATACAGATTCTGGTTTAAGCTTTTCTAAAGCTATGATACTGGTTCTAATCTTTCCAAACCTTGGACATAGATTTAGTATACCAAACATTCCATGTTTAAGCCATGTAGTAGCAAACTCTTTCTGTCGTTTATCTCTTAATGTCATGTTAATTTTACATTTTCTAATGGATAAGCATTTAAAATACTTTCTGAACAAGGCCTCCATTCAATATCATTTGACGTAATTGATTTAAAAATAGATAAACCTGGTTTATTATTTTTATTATCATAGCTTGCTAAAATAGCATTGTTACTAGCAGCTTCTAAAGCTGCTTGTACATGTAATTTTGCAAATTCAGTCATTAAATCGAGAGTTTTACCATCTGATTTATGTTTCATAAGAAATCTTGTGTAAAAAACTTCTGCACTTGGTACTTTATTTTCGTTTTCTTGGTTCATTATCTAAGGAAATATGATTTGTTAATAACTGCTGCATAATCTTCATCTGTCATCTCTTTTCTTCTAGGAAGCTCTTTGAACATACCTACCTGGCCTAAGAAACCAAGTCCTATTCTAAGATCATCTTCACCATAAGAATTCTTAATAACTCTGACACTTCTGAAATACTTAGCTCCATATTCATCCTTAAGTTTATCAAGGTTGTATCCAGAAGGATCTGGTACCTTGTATCTCATAGGATCAAATAAAGCCATTACAACATCAGCATCATTTTGTGTACTTGATGATTCTGCAAAGTCTTCTAATTGAGGCTCAACATCACCATTCTTAATCCTAGAAGGATTAGAAATAGATCTGTTAAACTGACTCACCACTACAGGACTATATCCATAAAAGTCTCTGGCATATCGTAATTCATCAGACATCTTATCAATAGCTTCCTTCTTTGTTGGTTGATCTTTAGTGGTCTTTAGAAGACCAATGTGATCTACAACTACTAATGTTATTTCATTAGGATTGTTAGGAACATATATACTATTGTATTTGTCTATCTTTTCGATAGTTCCTCTTTCTTCTGCATAAGCCTTTAGTTCTTTAGCTATACCTACAGGGTTCTCTGGACCATCAATTAATGTGACACATTCTTCTAGCTCTCTCATATATCCTTCATAATACAAGAATAAGTCATGTTCATCTTTGGTCATTTTCTGTGTCCAACCAAGAAGTGTACCTACAGGGATAATGATTCCCTGGTCAATAAATATCTTTCTGGTTACCCACTTAGCCATCTTGTAGGTTCTACTTCTTTCCATAGATCTATACCAGATTTTGACACTGATACCAGATTCTTTTCCTGCTTGAGACATAGCCCAATCAATAGGATTAAGTACAAATGCATCATCAATGAATGATGTTTTACCAGAACCAGTATTACCACCAATAAGATAGTACATACCTTTTCTGATTCCAACATAGCGATTAAGCCTGTCAAAACCCATTGGTATACCACCATTCTTATCAGCAAGACCTTTGTCTACTTCTGCTTTTAATAAGTCAAAACTCATATATCTGTACCTCCCTCTGGTTTATCTGGTGCCACTTCAACTTGGTTACCTTCGTTAATTAATTCTATGTAAGCTTCGAATGATCTTTGATTTAGATAAGTTACACTATTCTGCATAAACGTTAGTCTATTGCTATTAGTTTCTACTGAAGACTCCTTCTTCTGTAGCACTTCATATTTCAAAGCAGATATAAGCTGTTCAGCTGTATAGTCTCCTTCTAATAGTATTTTATCAAACTTCAATCTACACTCGTCCTTACCTTTTCTAATAGCTCTAGTGCCCTTGAAAGTTTTACCTTTATACTCAAAAGAATCAGTTCCTGGATAAGACTTGTACCACTCTTCGAAATCTGTTGTAGCAGGTTTTCTTTTAATGATCTTCTTACCACCTTGTGCTCCTACAAACTCCAAAAGATCTTTACCTAACACTGTAAGTTTTTCATCTGTATCAGTGATCAATCCTTTCCTTATCAAAGACTGATAGAGAGAAGCAATTTTCATACTGTCCTTATACAAAGGAGTGATGTCATATTGTTCTTCTATCAGTTTCAATAAGTAAATGATATCTAGGTTATAACTTCTTTTGATGAGTTCCTCAAACTGTTGAGGTGTTATGTGTAACTTCATCTTTCTTTGGTGTTAAAACTTTGATTAATGCAGGCTTCCTACGTTTGTATGCCTGCTCTTCTTCCCATTGTTGCCATTCTAAATCCATCTGATGCTGTCTTTCCATAGCATAGATTTCATCCTTGGAAGCTTCATGCTCCCAATCTTGAAGCAACCAATCCATTATACAGTCTTTTTAGGTCTTCCCACTGCTTTCTTAACTGCAGGAGTCACTTCAGCTACTGGGGGAGTTACTGGGGAACTCACTGGGGAAGCAACAACTTTCTTCTTACGTCTTTTATAACGTCTTTTAGGTTTTGCTACTGGTTCTGGAACCACAGGAGTTAAGTCGTCTGGTTGAATACTTAATGTAATTGTGTACTCTTGATCTTGTTTTATAGAGAAGAAGAACTTAACTGCTGCTATTATAGCAATAACTATAACAGCAATGAATAAAATTTCTGATGTTTGCATGTTAATTAGGATTAATGCGAAGACCATAGGACAAATCAAACCAACTGAATGTTTGTACTGCCTTCGCTTTGTTAAACTTAAATACTTTTTTTAATAGAGGAATAGCATATGCTTTGAATTCCTCATGTTGTTCTGGAGACATGGTGTTATTGAAATACCATTTCTCATCAGTAGTGATCTCATCAATAGTTTTACCAATCATCTTCAATTGATATTCTATTAAATGATCAGTAATGTTTTGACGATTAATTGTTTTTCTCTTTTCCATATTATCCAAATAAATTTAATTGATTCGGGTCTACAACAACCATACGTTTCTTACCTTCAGTTTCAATCTTATGAATGATTCTATTGGCTTTTTCGATGTAATACTTATAGTTTACACCTTCTACTTTTGTATTCCTTGGTAGGAAGTTACACACTGTTGCTAACCATTCACCAGCTTCCACTTGACTAATCTTTGCAGCTTTAGTCTGACAGCTCTCGTTCTTGATTTTAAGCAGCTTCACTCCTTCATCAGATACATAGTAACGTATTAGTTTATCAAATACAATTGTGTCTCCTGTAGATCTATTTATGCCTTCATAATGGAAATCTCTAGATGCTTTTTGTCTTATACAAAAATCATATAGATTATCATGAGAACATATCGTATCCTCCACAGGCACACCATCAACAAAATAACGCTCAAGAGCAATAGGAACAATCCTAGCTGATTTGTTCTTATGAAGCTCAAAATCTGTGAGGAAATCCCCTTTCTTTTTAATGTCTCCATTGGTCATAATTGCTAAATAGTCATTAACTGTACTAAATGTAATCTTGCTGTAATCCGTACGCTCTAACTCATATTGAGTTAACTCAGACCACCAATCATTTAGTCTGTGCATAAGTGGAATAAGATCTTTCTTAATTCTTATAGTTACACCATCTGTATTTGCAGAGATCACCTGTATGCCATTCAACTCGTATTGTTCAATAAGCATCATTAGACTAAGCTCACCTGTAATTGTGGTGAACATAGTTAACTGCCTATCATAAATCCAGTTTTGCATATCAGATGACTTACCATATACAGAGTTAACTGCAAGCTTAAGTGCTCCAACAATCCCTTTAATACGTTTATCCTTCTTAGCCATAGGTTTAAGCTCTAATCGTTTCTCAAACATCTGTTTGTATCCCAATAAGAACTCTTTACCCAGGTGTGCAGGATATTTACCGTTATTAATAATGATTGCTGGGTAGTAAGAACTAACATCCCAATCGATTATCTCATAGTCTTCATCTGCTTCAAACACTTTAGGACTGTTCTCTGTATGGAGACCACCCTTCATGAATGAGTACACATTACCATAGAAATGGATGTGCTCTTTGAAGTCATCTTGAAGACCAAGATTTAGCTGTTTGATCTTTTTTAAGAATTCCTTTAGTTGAACTGTCTCAAACTTAACGTATGATGCTATACACTTCTTAACTTCTATATTCTTTCTGAAATATCCTTTTCTAGGAAGTTCTTTATAGTCAATACCTTTCTCTTGACAATAATACTTCTTGATCATTTCATCCCCTATCTTACTATCTGAATAGTTTAAACATGGAATACCGAACTCCTCTTCAATATCTCTTCTCAGCTCTATTCGGTTGTCTCCTTTGTAAAGTGGATGATCAGTATCACCCAGGGTTATTTTATAGAATTCATAAGTAGCTTCCACATCATTGTAACAATAATCAATTGTGAGTTCTACCTCTTCCTTGGTCATGTTAGTTTTGGTGTGATGTATAGGCATTTCTTCGATGTTCTCTAAGTCCATCTCAAATTCCAATCTTTTCAAGCTAACTCTTCTGTTCTTATTATCGTAATGATGTATTTTGAACAGATCCAATTGTTTGAGCGTTAATTCATGTTCTCTATACTCAGGGAACACATCAAAGTTTGCATCATGTATAACATCTGCAGCTTTCTGTGCTATCTTAGCAGTGATCTCTAAATTACTTAACTCATGCCAATTGTCATAGTTTCTAAGAATCCACTCAACAACTTGGCTATCAAAACGTAGATTATTATAACCTACCCAATAAGCATCAGGATGTGCTTCTGTGTATCTAACAAACTTATCCAATTCGTTTTTCCACTTAGACACTTGAAAGCTTTTACCAACCTTTCCTGGAACCATACAAACAACAAGAAAGAGCTCTTGCATGGTCTCAATGTCATATATAATTACTTCTTCTTCCATTTGTTTTGTGTTTTTTCTTGAACCTACAAAGATAATCTAAAAAATTAGAGACACAATAGTCATCTCTAATTATTTTCGTTACTGTAATAATATCTTACGTGATCTTTATATATCACCACTCTAGAAGGTGTTCCTACAAATGTAATGTGACTAGCTGGAACTTCAATTCCTTCCACTTCTATTTGTGCAGGAAGTTGTTCTATAGTCTCATGAGAATCTTCAAATGCAGATGTTTCAATGATGTTATTACAAACTTCTTTGATCACTTCTCTTTCTACTGGTGTAAAGTCTATTGTTTCTTGAACAACAGCTGGTTTAACTTCTGGTGTTGATTCTACTAATATTTTTACAGAATCATTCCATTCATTAGTGATCTTCTTTGTTCTTTTAGCTAGAATTTTAACTTTACTGTAGATAGCTCTTGATGGTCTTCCCCATTGTTTTTCTAATTCATTAGCAATGAGAGGCAAAGGCATACCTGTTCTAATCAATTGCTTAATTTGATTTACTTCTTTAGGTGTGTAATGTTTCATAATTGTTTATTTAAGGGTTAATATTAAATTTTGGCAAAGCAACACATAGCTGATGTATCACGATATTTGACAAACAAATAACGTCCATTGTTTGTTGTGTACACTGTATGAGGCATTGGAGAAGATTTATTCACTCTTCGAATAACTTTCTCTTGTCTTGCTTCAAAGAATGTATCAACAGTTTCCTTAAGACCAATTCTAGTACTAAATGTCATAATAAAATTGTCTTTGAATTTAGCAATGTGATCTTTAAGATATCTGACAGAAGCACAATAATCAAGATCAAACAACGTATTAGGTTTATTTGGATCTGCTTCATAAATATCACCTTCTATAAGTGACACCTTTGCATCTGTATTCAACTTACTTAATTGTTCAGTTACTACTAATGGGTTGTTTTCATATATCTCGAATTCTTTACAACCTTTTGCTTGTAAGTATTCTAGATAGTCATTGATGTCTGGACCAGCCAGTCCAACAATAGTCTCAAATTGAAACTTTTGAATAAGGAACTCTCTTACAAGTTTCTTATTACGGGCATCAACATAAGTTGTCTTTCTTTCAGCCATTTTCTCTAGTTTTAAGTTATTATAGGAGCTCTGTAAAATATGTAACTTTCTTTTCTCTAAATTCTTCTATGTTTTCTACGTAATTATTGATGAGATCAGATAGCATAATAGCATCTGGTTCATTCATCTCTGATATCTGACTAATCAATCTGTGTTTTGAGTTCATCACATTGATTGCAGCTTGAGGATCATTCTGATACATTCTATTGTAATTATCCTCTACAGTCTTTTCTAACTCTTTAACAAACATGTTACCAAGTTGTTTAGTTCTACCTTTTAGTCCTATGTCATCCATAAGCTCTAATACGAGCTGCATAGCTAATGTTATTTCAGTGGTTCTATTCATCTCTAACTTTTAAACATGCAATATGCATAAGAATTACACCAAGTGCACACACTACTAAACAACGTAAGTCTTGTAGATCAATTAATAACCATACTCCTATTAGAGATATGATTAGTCCTATTATTAAATAATTTATTGATTTCATGATTAATCATTTACAAATTCATACTCGTCTATATAGTTCTGTGGTGCATTAGGTTTACCATTCAATGCTAGTGATAATGAGGAACGATTAGCTCCTGTTTCTCTACATAATTGAATCATACCACTAAACACTTTACCATCAGATTTACGTCTAATAGGTTTCATTCTGTGATGTTGTTCTCTTTGCATCTTAGCACTTTTTTCAGATAGTCCTACATAGTCATCAGTCATCTTCTTCTTGTTAGAATAAGGTAGGCCTTCTTTGATTCTATTAAGATTGTAATAGTCTATTGCTTCCCATTTATTCTTAGGTAGGTTCCATAGATAACTACGATTATCTTTTCTTAGTACTTCTATTGCTTCTAACATTTTCATAATCCTTTTTCTTTTTTAAATATTTCTAATAGTTGTTTTGTTGTTAGCCATTTAGTATCATATTCAAAATACCATTTTCCATTAACGTATTTAGTTAATAGTCCAATATGAAATTCAAAAAACTCAATAGCATAATCATCTGCTATTTTTTCGCATTCAGAGGCATTATCCTCAGCTATATCTTTATCGTACGTATTTGATAGCATACCGCTACCCATAAAACAATACATTCTAGGTAAAAACTTTTCTTTTAGTGTCATAAGTCTTCTAGTCCATCGTTAATAGTAACATTCCAATCACTAAGATCATCTTCATCCTCATCATATTCTGTAAGGAATCTAAGTGTAACCTTATCCATTTGATAAGAAGGACTAACCCATCCTTCTTCATAGTCTTCATCACTAATCTCTATTTCAACAATTCCATCATATTCATTAAGAATGATGTTTATCTCTTTGAGACTAATGTCTGTTAATGTCATAAATGCTTCTCCAAGATCAAACCAAGCTATTTCATCTGGTTCAGCTAACACTTCACCTTCTTCATCCATAACATATAGTTCAATAGGTGCACCATTCTCAGATAGGAATCTATCCTTGTCTTGTGGCACTCTATCAAGAGTCCATACTTCTACAGATTCCTTAATAGTTCCTTGATGAAGAATCTTCATAAACAACATGCCAGACTCTAATTCATCTGGCATGTAGTTTCTATAAGCAAGTTCTGCAGGATAAAACATTAGAACTCTATTCTTGATTGTACAGACAATTCATACTTATTAGTAACTTCTAAATCTGCAAGTCTTAATAATAGTTCTAGCTGTTGAGCATAGTGATAATCTATCTCACCTTTTTTACTAGGTTTTGCGTTACCACCTAATTGATAACCATTACCGTTATCTATTATACTTGCAGCTAATGTTTCATGAAGCTGCCCATTCCATACATCATTGTTAGAATAGAATAACATATGATTTGTTATTCCATTACTTACATCTTTTACATAATCATATTCATGTACATCGTTAATGAATATGCTAGTTTTTTCTTGTTTCATTGGTTATAAGGATTTAATTTGATTAAATAAGTCATCTAGATCAATTGGTACTCTGTCTTCTATTTGTTGTTTTACAACTGCTGTTGGAAAATGTATACCTTTTCTTACACCAATACTGCCACCAAATTCTACGTAACAATATTTTGGATCATCATGTAATCTAATAACTGTACCTGTTTTACCAATAAATGGCTTATATGTAGAGTCAAAAGGTAATCGAGGTATACTGCTAAATGCAACACCTTCGAATTCTTGTCCTACTATATCTTTATCTTTCATATTTGTTTGATTAGATTGAACAATTCATTTAAATCTATAGGAGTTGGATTAACTATGTGATCGTCTATATTAGTCATTGGGTACCACACTTCATCATTACCATCAGGAAATTCAACTCTACAAGAGTAATCACCATCATCATTATCTTTGTCCACTTCTACTATTGTACCAATTTCACCAATATATTTAGCATGCTCGTAATCTGCATAATCTACATAAGGTGTATCTTCAAACTTAAACCCTATCATTTCTTTTCCTACGTAGTCTTGCATGTCTTCTACATCTTGTTGTAGATCTAAAAAATCTGCAATTGGATAGTTCCAAAGTTCTCCATCTTTAAATGTAATTTGAAATGTATCTGTGTCAACATTAGTTATTTTACCAACTTCACCTACATATTTATCCATTTTTTTGCATAACCACAAGGTGAATTTGCTCCATCAAATTTGAATCCACGGACTTCCATTCCTTTTTTTATATCTTCTGCTTTCATAATTTTTGTATGTCGTTAAATAATTGAGTTAAATCTATAGAGTCACTAAAAAACATTTCATTAACTTTATCAGCTGGATAACTATACTCTGAGTCATAAGGAAATCTCACTCTATAAGTTTTTCCTGATCTACCAATTCCCATAATTTTACCTGGCTTACCTATGTGTTTATTCATAATAGGAACATGGGAACAGTATTCAGTACGATCAAAGTAAAATCCTTCTACAGTTAATCCTATACATTCTTCTTTTGCTAACATATCTTACTGATTTGATTAAACAATTCATCTAGATTTATAGGTGGTTCATTCTCAAGCAAGTTATCATCTACAAGATGTAATGGATAATGCCATGCATCTGAACTTCCTTCAAACTTAACAACAACCATATTAGAAAGTCTATCTATAATCTTACCAACTTTACCAACAAAATTATCCATATACAGTGCATTGTAAGTAATGTATGACTCATTCTGAAATCTAAAACCATACATTTCTTTTCCTATATATTCAGAAAATTTCTTATCCATGATATAAATTTATTTCTTACAAGTTTACAAGCTTCTTCATGTTGAATAACAGCTTCACCCCAAGTTGAACATCTAGTTTGATATTGATCATGTTTACCACCAAATATCATTGTTTCAAACAATATTGGTTCACCTTTACCTTCATAGTTATGATCTAGTCCTAAGAATACAGTGGAGACTATCACTTTACCAAATGTATCTCTTGCTACATTACGGTTTCCTTCATAGTTAGTAGCCCATTCTCGAACATCTGCCACTTGGACAGGTGTTTTATCCTTTAGTATATAGTAGCTACTCATAATCCTGATAGTTTAGAAATTAATTCATGATCTTGTAACAAATTAGCAATGATGCTTTCTTGCTTACCGTTTAACGATTTTAATGACCCTACAAGCTTTATTCTCTCGTATGTAATCTTCTCACCATATAACGCTGTTACATTCTCTGAAACTTCTTTTAATTGATTGAAGTTGAAATCATCTACTGGGTTTTCAAAGTTGTCCACCCACTTTCCGTTTACTATTTGCATGTTTCTAAGATTTTAGGACAACACCCTTCGAGTATTGTCTGTTTAATAATTTGCTTTGATAGATTGCTGAAGTTTCCCCATTCTAGTTCTCTGTCAACAATCTTGTTAAATTTGTCCTCTGTTATTGTATAAGCTCCACTCTTGATAACTTTCTTCCCTTCTTTATTGATTGTAGCATTTCTAACCAATGATTCATAATCAGTGGATGGATATGCATTCTTATAAAGTTTGGTGTATATGATTTGTATAGCTCTTACTTCTAGTTCTCTTTGTCTATCGTATGCTTTCATACTACATAATTCTTATTTCTTTTTAAATAGTTTAAATAGTTTTATTAGTAATTTTGCGATTAATTCTATGAGTAACCAAACTAAATCAAATATTCCTACTAACATATTATTTGTTTTTAAATTTGTTCATCTGTCTTAACTCTAATGCAACTAACCATATAGGTAGTGCAATGATAATGCTACAAAGTAATTCTACCATATTTTATTTCTTTTTAAATATTAAATAGTCTTTGAAGAAAATTCTTTGGTTGAGTTTTTTCAAGTATACTTACTACTATTTCTGTAATAACTTGCTCATCGCTCATTGACATTGTTGTGTACCAATTTTCTCCAAGAAAATGATTTGTTAATACTTCTAAAGCGTCTCTTGATGTTGTAGGAGGTAGTGCTAATCCATAATCAATCTCTGATTTTGCATAGATTTCGTCTAAAAATTTTTGAGGTGTCATATCTTATTTCTTTCTAAATTTTTCAAACCATTCACTAAAAGCTATCATTTTCATATCTCTAAATTTACTTAAGATTAAAACAATATCCATCTCACTATACATTCTTTCTTGTTGCGTACTTAAAACTATTCTTTCAATTTCTTGCATTTCTGATTCTGATGCAATTACTACAAAATTATCATGAAGGTAATTGAATAATTCTTGACGATAGGCTTCTCCTTCTCCTTTGTCAATAGGTGTTTCTTGTTGCCATTTAATTATTTCTTTACAAACAGCAATCATTAACTTTCCATTTGGAGTAGTAATGTCAAATGATTTTGTATCTTCTCTTGTTTCATAACCAAAACTTGGTGCTAATTTTTCATAAGTATTATGGAATAAAATAGCTAATTCAACTTCTTTAAGGGTTTCTTGTTTAGCTTCTTCTTTTGGAATGATTATTTCATATAATCCATATTCAATTACTGAACCACCATTATGACCGCCAACTTCTCTACTATCTCTTTCAACCTCAACCCTCTCACAACTTGGATTCTTCACAAACCATTCAATAAACTCATCATCAATAGCTTGTACACCATCTTTAATTAAGTCTTGGTCTGTTGTTAGGATGATTTTTTTGTAATGATTATTTCTTGTTGGATTAAGCGTATTACAAAAATAAATTTTATTACCATTCGTTATATAGAAGTCCTTGTATTTTGGTTCTTCATCAGAAGTGATGTAGATGTTTTTATTGATTAAAAATTCGGCAATTTTAATTTGAGTTGGAGTTTTACCATAATGGTCAACACCTAATTGATTAAAAATGTCCTTTGGTAATACGTGTATGTTTTTCATAACTTTTGTTTTTTACGTTCTTCTATCCATTCTATTACTTCTAATACTGAAGGAATTTTATCAGTGAACAAAGCATGTCTGGAATCTAATAGTATCTGTACCATTTCATCTTTATGAATGTAGTCATCCATATTAACTTCTATAGGTTTTTCTTCTTCTGTAGCTTCATAAGGATTAATATCAATTTCTCCATTACCTCTAGTTACATGTGGAGTTTGTCTCCAATTCAATACACTTTTTAAAGTGTATTTATCATGTTGATTTATATATTGTTTTCTAACATCCTCTAAACTTTTCATCCAGTCATAATAACCTGTAGCATTATCTTCTTCCATTTTCGTCTGGGTATAATAATGTTGCGAAATCACTTTGCCAATACTCTTTAGTGTCTATGTCCATAATAGTTAACTTACCAGTCCAACCAGCTCCACTATCTAGGTTCCATAAGTTACCATATTGATGAGGTCCTGTGTTGTCTGCTGTATGACCAATATAGATTTCATGAAACTGCTCAAGAGTTTTGAACTTACCATTCTTTAGGTTCTTATTACCAAACGCTGATCTAGCACCCATAATAACACTTCTATCCCAATGGCATTCTCTAGCTGTGCTTCCTGCATTCACTTTAAGACTAGCTTGTTGTTCCCATGTACCTGGATGATGATAATCCCAACCAGCATGTATAAACAATCTGTTCTTATCATCTATATACCAATCTTGTTGATCATTCCAGAAGTCTTTGTGTTCTCTATCTACAAGCTTACCTGTTCTTACATAAGAAGCCATAGTGGCTTTACCACCTTGTTCTGTCCATAGAATAGGTGTTTGTCCCATTTGGAACCAATCATTCACCCAAACATCATGATTACCTCTAAGAGATATCAGATTCTTAATTGACAATAAGAGATCGACACATTCTGCTGTCTCACTCCAACCATCTGCTACATCACCTAGTTGTATAAGAGTGTCTTCTTGTTTATCAAATCCACTTCTTTCTAAGCATTGTAACATAGCTCTATAATTTCCATGGATATCTCCCATAACAAATGTCTTTCCCATAATATTATTTGTTTAAAGGTTTAGGTGTACATACATGACCATCACTCCATTTAATTCCTGGAGGTGGTGTTGTTTCTGGTGAGCTGTACTTTGTACCACACTCACTACATACAAATTTATTCATCAGTTTGTTTGTTTTTACGTTGTCTCATTTCTTCATCTAAAGATTGATCTGGACTATATATCTTAGCGCATTTGCCACAAATCATAGCTTCTCCATCTTCAGTATATGTATTTACATACTCACCCTCTTTTATATATTTGCTGCAAGTTTTACAATTACATGCATTTGCTGTACCACAATGTGGACAATAAAAAGCTCCCATCATAATTTATGTGTTTTAATGATTAAAGAATAAGGGCTCCTGTTACAGAGCCCATCATTCCCCTCCTTAATAACCCAACTGTTCAAGTTGATTTATATTGGCTTCTACAATGTACACACCATGTGTAATTGAACATACAAATGCAATACTCATTGCAAATGCTAATTTTCTGAAGTGATAGAACTCTGTTGGTTCTAATTTAATTGTTTTCATGTTTTTATAGTTATTAAGGATTAATACAAAATAAAAAAGCCTCTTGTTACAGAGGCTTTATAAAGTTTAGCATATTGCTACCCTAAACAGTTTGAGAGTTTAATATTCACTGCAACTCACAAGCGTTCCCTTTCCAAAGAGACCATAGATTACAAGTTTAATGTGGATGTAATACCACAATGTTGAGATTGGAACTCTATACATCCTTCTGTAAGTACTCAACTCCTTCTCTGTGTGGAAAGGACTTAACATTCATGAGAAGCCAAATTTCTCCAATGTCTGTTGCTGTACATATTTGACATCAAGCAACTGCTGTGATTGAGACAGGATTCGAACCTGTATGGTGTTACCTAGAATACTCTCTACAGAGCTGTATGTGAGTTACGAACTATTATTCTTAGCGTCTACCAATTCCGCCACTCAATCATTTGATAGTCTTTCCTATCAGTCACCTATGTTGTTATTCACCACTCAATTTAAGTTCTAAAATAACACGAATTTGCACGTGGTATAAGCATAACAACGGCCAACATTACAAGGTTTGTAAGGAACATGATGTGCAAATTCAGAATTCAGTGGAGGTGGTGGGAGTCGAACCCACGTCCAAACTACTTTTATTAATACAATTTATACAGCTTATTTAGGGTCAAGCTAGGCTTAACGATCCACCACTCTGTTTAATCTAACAGAGAAATCCTTATTCAATTTAGGCTGCTACAGCAACTTCTTCTCCCAATAGAGAGAATACTTTGTTCATGTTAGCTTCGATTTGTGCGTTTGCTCCTAGAGCCACTACACGAGTTGTTTGATTGCCAATTAATTAAATTCACCTTAGTTTACAGTTATCTCTCTGGCTGATTGTATTAACTACTGGTAACCTGTCAAAACCAGTCACCCCCAGTTTCCTCATGTGAGGACACTTATCAATTACTTTTTTAAATCTAGCACCCTTTCTTATTACATCTTAACTTATAGCAATAGAGGTCATAATAAGAGTAGGGTCACGTAATTAGTAGGAATAAGAATTACCACTTAGCACCATCAATAAGCATGGATTCACTAACTACTTGCTGAGAACTCATTTGTGTTGTGGCGGTATTATATAAGTCGTAAAAAAATACTAAGCTTTCTCAAGGCTCCAACACATCTACCATTACTGATAGTATCTTTATGTAAACTATTAGAGGAATATTAAGACCATATGTCACTTAAAGCGCACGCTGAATTACCCCTACACATCCATTTCTAATCCTGTATTTCAAGGTAGCGTCTTATTCATAATTTACAAAGCATCAATGTTTAGGCTATAGCTTCTAACAGATTATCAGTTCTGACGCTTTACACAGCTTAGCTATTTTTTGTTATTTCATTGCTTTTTTAGAAGCATCAAGCAATTGTTTTGCTTGGTCTGTATCAATTACTGCTAATTTATTAACAGGTGATTTGAATTTCAAAGGAACAGTAGCTGTAATATATTTCATATTAGTTTGAATACATATGTCTTCTGGAGTAAATCCAAATATAGCATCTCCGTTTGTTCCATAACTACCATCTTCGCTTGGAGAAGGGATTGAAACAGCTGTTCCAGCAGGTAAATTATTTCCTGGTGAATTTCCAGAAATTATTTGCTCAGGATTACTCAGTTGAGAGTTTACAGAACTAACTTTATTTACTTGATAATATCCAATAGGTTCAGAAATACCTTCTATAAACACATACATAAAGAATGTTACAGTTCTATCGTTCTGTAATTTCTTAAGCTTAATCAAGTTATCTCTTTCCATACTCCAAGTAATATCAGGAAGTGGTTGATTTTGATTTAATCTGCTTTGATTCCCTTCTGTATGAGCTTGCTCTTGAACAGCAGTTTGATTTTCTGTGTGAGGTTCTTTGCAAGAAATTAATAATACGGTTACTAATAATACTGATAATAATTTTTTCATTTGATTTGTTTTTAATTGTTGCAGTTAAATTGTTGATTAGTTAATTGATATGGTAATTCATTTGATTTCCATAAGCTACGTCCCCACATCTTAGACTTAGCGTTATAAGTTTCAACCCATCTATTAAGATTCGTTTTAATTGTGTTAATTCTTTGAGCTTTACTAAACTGCTCAAACATAACATCATCATCAGGTAAATCTTTCATGTTACATAAATCAGTGTTTAACTTAACACATGTATTGTATATCTCCTGATACTCTTCATAAACAATTACAGCATCTTTTAGATGTGTAGCTTCTTCAGCTTTACTACAAGCTCTAAAACCTAATCCTATACCGCTAAAAACAATACAGATTAATAAAAATACTCCAAGTCCTTTAAAAAAATCTCTCATTTTATTTTAATTTTAAACTTTGTCTACTCTATATAGTTTTCAACTTCCCTATTTTAATCTTCATCATTTGCTTTCTTGCATTCCTTGCTACAGAATTCTTTGTCACAAGGCTCACCACAAAAAGCACACTCTCTTTCTTTCTCTTCTGGTGGTTCATTATATGTATCTATCATGAGCTAACCTTTGTTATCATCAATAATAGAAAGAACATAAACAACCCAAAGATGCTTAACTTCTTTTTCATAAACTAATCATTTTAATTAGCCCTGCAAATATATATCACAGGGCCTAATTATACAAGTTATTTAGAGATGATTTGTTCTCCTTGTTTAGAATAAGCTGTTACAACATCACCATATTCAACTTTCACTTGCTTACCATTTGTGGCTACACATAGGTCTTTAAGTTGATCACTGAATTCAATTAATGATATTGCATTCACTTTATAAGGAAACTTGTCACTATGCACTCTATCTTGACCATCATTGATAATTAAGATTTCTGGTCTTTCTTCAGATAGATCTATGTCTAAGTTATGTAACTTCTTTTCTTCAGTTACTTGCTTAGCTACATATTCTACTAACTCACCAATTGCTGTTGTACCACCATTTGGATCATTAGAGAATGTTTGCCAAAACTTGATTACATCTTCTCTATCTTTGATGTGTTGAAACTTAAGATCTTTCTTGTCATGGATAAAGTAACTGAAGAACACTTCAGCTTCTCCTTTCATAACATATCTAAATCTATCAATAAGAATAGCATTTACCCAAATTTGTTTCTCATCTTCATCCATACTTCCTGAGAAGTCTAACATAATGATGATCTTTTGCTTTTGTTCTTTTCTATCAACAGGAACATTAACTGTTAAGTCTTTAGTTAAGAACTTAGTTCTAAAGTTAGGAAACATCTTTTGATATAGATCAATCATGTGAAACTGTGAATAGTCACGCATAATCATCTTAGAATACTGATCAGAGTTTGGTACAATCTTTTCATCAACTTCTTTCTCCACTTTAAACTGTGTACCAAGATCTCCAATGATTGATATCTTATTCATGATATCCATTTTCTTATCTTTACTCAGTTCATTGTAGTTAAGTTGTTCATTGATCGTTGGATCATTGTAAAGCTCTCTATCAAATCCTAATGATTTAGTCATGTCCATTTCACCTTCTTCCTCTTGACGATTACCATATTCATCAACAGTTTTCTTCTCTAACTGACGAAATATAGCAATAGCTTGTTCTAATGGTGTAAATCCTGGTACATAGATATCAAATACACTATCGTATAGTTCTTTCTTTTGGGCATACTGACCTCTTGTTTCATCGTCTAGTTTATCCCAATCAGATAAGTCTTCACGTAGATATTCTTTTTCATCCATCATCTTGAAATAGCATATACGTGCTAGTTCTTTGATAGTAGTAAAAGCATCTTCTTTCCACAGATTTGTTTTCTTCTTGATTTCTTGCTTTGTTGGTGTTATATAAGACACTGGGTCTTTAACCATCAAATCATTATCATTGTCTTCAAATGCTGTTGCGAAAGAATAACTTGACCAACTACTTCTACTCCAAGATGTTTTTCTTGGTGTGTAACGTGTTTTACCACGTCCATATGAAGTAGTGTAACCATATGGAGAGTAAGTCTCTCCATAGGTTTCATCAATGTCAAAAATACTAGCCATAGATTATAGTTCTACCATGATTTTAGCAACTGATTGCTTTTTCTCAAACGCTTTGATCTTCTCACCAACAGCTTTACTCAATGATGCAAGCATGTGTGCAATATCATCATTCACTGTAAGTCTCTTGATAGCATCTAACTTCTGTTTCAATGTATCAACATCTGATGCAAAAGCTTTATTATCATCATTAGATGACATAGTGTTAGATTCTAATCTGTCAATAAGTTCAGAAATCTCACCTGACATCTCTCTGAATTTCAATGTAGATTCATATTTCTTGATAGCATCAGCAATAAGCTCTGGTTTCTTAGCAAACTCAGCAATGAATGTCAATGATTCAGGACCATGTTGATCAAACACTTGATATGCTATTACAGCAACACGAGGTGAAATGATAATACCATTCTTAGCATACTCTTGTAACAAGAATGGAATGATTGGATCAATGTTTCCTTCACCAAACTTAGTTTCTAACAGCTTGTTGTAAGCAATCTCGTTATAATTGTCCCATACAACATTCAATTCTAATGGAAAACGCTCCATTAATGCTTTCAATGACATGTTCTTAGAGAATTCTTCACGAGTTCTGTTAGTACAACATACAATAAACTTAGTTTTGATAGGATAGATTTGTGTACCGTTTCTGAACACACCTGATGATAAGATATCTTTCAATTGCTCTAAGATAAAATCTGGTGCATCAAACATCTCTTCGAAGATTACATACTCATGATTCATGAATGAATTCTCTACAAGATACTCAATCTTACCTGATGCTTCAAATGTTGGTATGTTAAGACCACCAAACAATCTGTCTGTTGTCATACCTGTACCCATTGTGATTACATAAGGACTGATTCCTTTCTCTGCGAAGTATTCTAATGTAATTTCTGATTTACCATGACCCCCTGGACCATATAAAACGATGTTTTTACCTGTTGTATGTCCTATGTTAAGGATAGACAAGGTTTTGTTCATAAATACAAAATTCTCTCCAATTGTTCTTTGTGCTTCGTTGTTCATTTTTTCTAGTTATTAAGGATTTGATTAAATAATTGTTTTAATTCGTTGTTAATTTCTTCTTCTTTTACTTCTATAGGTTCTAAATCATATGCGTGATAAAGCCATGTTTGACCATCTTCCCATTTGACTGCATAATCATAATCACGTGGTTTAATTTTAACTATCTCACCTATCATTTTTGTTTTACCATGATTACGATAACCTTGATTAGACCAGTCTGAGCTATCTTTAATATAAACTTTAGTTCCTATAGGTAATAGTTCTTCTTTGTTTTCCATAAGCTTTACGTCATTACTTGAGTATATAAATCCATCACCTTTATGTGTAAACCATTTAGAGCTTTCAATTTTCTTATTATAAGAATCATCTAAAGGTTGTCCTAACTGTTCAATCATTGTACTGACCCAACTAATAGGTGCATCACGTTTAGGATCATAATCCCATTGATAATCATCTTTAAACTCTTGTTCTGTTTTAAATCTATACTTAGACATAATCGATTAGACCAAATGTTGTGTTCTTTGATATACCATGTACAACAAGATTATATACCAGTAGTGAAAATGCTAGTATTCCTACTAGCATTATCATCACTACCAGCACCTTAATAAACATAGTAAATGCTCTGTTTATCTCTTCGTTGTGTTGGTCTATATCAAGAAACTTAAATAGTTCTTGTATTAGTTTCATGATTTCTTCTTTTGGTTTTTTAGGTGTTGATCAATTTGATCTTTAATAAAACACAATGCTAAGAATGCAATTTGTTCATCAGAACATATAGCAATAAGTTCTTCAAGTATTCTTGATTGAGTTAACTTATCTTCTTCGTTTAATGCGTTTACTAATAGATTAACTTTACCAATTGCTTCATCTTGGAACTGATCATCTATTCCAATTGATTCATTGAAATCATCAGATTCATGATTGAATTTAAAATCTGGTACCATAATTTAATGTTATTAAGGGTTATTGTTCATATGAAGTTCTAATGCCACCAACTTTTTGTGATAGCACTTTATAACTAAGAGCTGAGTATACCACTTTGACAATAAGTCTTTTGGATACAATACTCTTACGGACATCAGTAGATGCTACCAATGTCCCTTTAAGTATTCTAGGTCTCATGACTATTGACCTCTTAGTTTATCTGTAAGTTCTTTCAAGATGCGAAGTTTAAGTTCACCTCTAAGATCATCTGGTACACCAGCTCTATCTAATGAACCATCAATGTCTGATGGATCAATCTCGATTCTTTTAACAGACACATCTGCATCTTGACCTACTTCTTCAATAAGTTCTTTGATTGCTTCATGATCCTCTGGATCAATACCTCTTTCAGAAACCAATCTCTTGAACTTTTCATATGCATCACCAGCTTTCTCAGTTTTAGAAAACATTCCACTAGTAGCAACATAAACAAGTTCTTTATAACTAAGTGTGTTAGCTAATAGTTCAGCCACCTCACTTTTAGTCATTGGTTTGTCTAATTTGTCTCTCTTGTACATCATTAATGATATTTCAGAAAGAGTTTCTGTTAACAATGTGTGTTGCTCTTCATCTATGCCTATAGCTATATGAAAAGAGTCTTCATTGTGATTAAAATTCATTGTACTCATGTTATTAAGGATTTAATTGGTTATTTATTATTTTATTGCAGCTATTATAATGTTAGCAATGATACATATCACTGTACCTACAACCATTCCAAGCCAAAGTCCTGCATAAAATGCATTACGTGCTCTCTTCTCAAGAATCTCTGTTCTTTCTTGCAATGCTCCAATAAGATCTTCTTGTATCTTAATGATAGATTCTTTTAGATCACTGATTTGTTTACTCTTCTTGATAAGAGTTTCAATTCTTTCTTGTAGTTCTTCTACAGTTCGTTCTTTTTCTCCCATTTTATTTGTTATCAATCGTTAAATACACTTTCAAAAAATCTAAACACTCCATGTCCTGCAAACAACCTCATAAGAAATAGAGATATTGAAAACAACATTTCTGCAATTGGATGATATACAGACTCGTTGTGTTTAATGTAAATCCATTCTTCAGGAAGACATAATGGACCTATCATAATTAATATTGTTACTAATGATGATATTAGTATTGATATTGTTTTCTTCATAATGCTATATTAAATAGTTTATTGATTTGTTCTTCTAGTTTTGTTTTCTCCATCACATATTGTTCATGTGATAATAGATTGATCGAATATCTAAGCTCAACAGCATCAAGCTTAGAATACAGGACATCCATCTCAGATATCCTGTCTCTAACTGCTTCCATTGTCATTAGCTATTTCTTGCTTCAGCAAATGCTCCAGTCAATACTGCTGACATAAAAGTACCAAGTACTGCTATACCAAGTCTTACACCTTCTGTCCATTCTGCAATGTTAAAGGACACTTCAATAAAACATCCTATTAAATAAAACATTACAAGTAATGATATGAATACTATAATACTATTTTTCATATTTTCCAGCTTTAATGTCTTTAACAAATTGTATAGTATCATCTACACCTCTTTTGTATGCAGTTTTGTCACTTTGTATTTGAAATAATACAATAGCAATCATAAGAAATGACCAAGCAAATGGTGCATATGGTTTTCCAAACTCAATAGAGAATGGTTTAAATGATATTGTTGGCTCTGATAAGTATAAAAGCCAAGCTATGGCTAGTATTAAATAAATAGTTGTTTTCATAATGATTATGGTTTAAGTAGTTCTGATTTGTGTGAATGGTCTTTGTTATCTGTTACATAGTCCCATATAGTGTTATATCTATAAGATTCAAGATCTTCAGACTTGAGATATAACTTCTTATAGAATACATTATGGTCTTTCCATAACTCTTCCATAAACTTGAAGTTTAGTTCCCACATGAACGCAATAATAGTACATATGACTAATAGCAAGTATCTAGCTAGTATATATAATATACCAGCTACTGTTTTTACGATATATTTCATATCTTATTTGTTTTTAAGTTGTTCTGTAAGTTTTGACTCTAAATTGTGAACACATGTTGAAACTTGCACTTGTTTATATTCTGTTAGTCCTGTGTCTAAATCTTTTCTTTTTAATAACTCAAAGGTTGGAATTCCACCTCTAAAATCTTCTATGAAGATTACATGTTCCCACTTTGACCAATTATTTTTTTTAAATAGTTTCATATCTTATTTGAATTGAATGTAAATACTATCAGCAACTTTGCTGACTACTAATGTGTCTCCTGCTTCAGCCATATATATCTCTTCTGGAAGTGATATAGGCTTTTGTTGTGTCCATTTAGATTGTGCAGCATAATTGTCCATATCATAAATGAAACCTGTAATTAATATAACTATTAAAGCAATTACAGCTGCTGCTTGCATAATGTCAAGGTGTCTATTTTCCATGATTAAAATTGTAATAGTCCATAATATGCATTCTCACTATCAAGAGCACTTAAGTCTTCTTGTTCAAAGAATGCGTTCTCTGCTATAATACATTCAACAGCTTGTTGTATCTGTTGTATTGTACATCTCTCTAATGGTGTCTCAAATTGCACCAATGTCATCTCTGCTAATCTATCAAGATTAGTCTGTTGTTTAGTTAATGTTGTCATGATTTATGTTATTAAGGATGTTTATTAATTCTTCTCTATTAGGTCTTTGATTTCTACATGCACTACATGTACACACTTCAGTCTTAAACCTACCACAATAAGGAGCAAATATATGCCCCTCATCGATAAGTTCTTTGTACCAACCTAAGTCTATCCATCTTTGTAATGTTTTAGGATTGGATATTCTTATTGTACCACAATCTGGTGATGTCCACTGTTCCATTATTCTACAGTTCTACATTCATTACATTCATCATTATCATCTAAATCTGTATGTATGTTACAAGGACTACCACATGAAGGACATCTATCTTGATGTTCCCACTCACTAGAAGGAATATTATTCTTCATAATGCTATATATTATCAGTAACATCAGCTCCAACAATAAGCGCTGGAACCCAACCTATAAATAACATAATAGATCCAGTTACTGAACTAGTTAATGATTCTTTATATGTCATATCAGATAGAGCATATATAATAAGTCCAAGACTCATCCATGTAATAATGAACGTAGCTATTACAGCTAACATGATTTTAGTTGATTTCATAATATGTGTTATTAAGAGGTTATTAATGTGTATGGTGTTATTCTAGATGATATATCTGCTGCCATTTGTTCAGCTTCTTCCATATATATAGGATATAACTCATCTAATCTAGCAAGAGCTAGTTCTTCTGTAGCGAATACACCTTCTATTCTTGCACTTTGCTCAAATGATGAATAAGAAACAAAGAATTCTAATATAAATACTTTCATAATGTTTAAGTTTATTAAGGAATTAATGTATATATAAAAGTTATAGTAGAACGTAAACTATTTCAAGAATAGATGTATCCATTTACTGTTTTTGTAGCTACTTGCTTGCATCATTCCAAACTACTATAACTGTTATAATATTGTTTCTAATGTTTAATCAGACCGTAGAAGAGTCTGTAATAGTTATTAATATAGATCTTCATATACATATGTAGTATATGGATCTAGTTTAGTTGTCACTCTAGATTCACATGATATATAGTTAAGACAACCAAGATCATCATGTAGTTCTATATATTTAGTAATCTCTTTAAGTACCATTTGTTTAGTACGCTTACAATGTGTATTACTTGGAACTCTATGGAAGTATTTACCTGTATTCCTCTTATCTTTATGTATTTCTAGTTTCATAATATTGATGTCTTGCGTAAAAGAGTCTGTAATAATGTTATATAAACTTATATCTATACTATATATAAAGAATATGTATATATAGACATATATGTTTAGTTAATGCTATATGTATTGAATTGATACATGATATTGCTATACCTGTTATCAAGGGTTAAATATATGCCTATGTATCCACTGCTCTATTAATACACACACAAAAGTTTCAAAGTTTTCTATATATATAGGAGAAAGAAACTTTTATGTATATATATATATAGGAGAAAAGTTTTGTATATATATATATAGGACAAAAGAACTTTTTATGTCCCACACCAAACGTTTGCACTCCCACCCTTATATATAAATAGTGTATGTTGCTCTATTACGAGAGTCTTTAATTAAGAGAGTCTACCAATTAAGGCAGACTCTCTTTGTTTTATTAGATTGCGTCTAACAATGCATTAACTCTTGTTTGAGACAATCCTGCACTTGTAGCGTGAATTTGGATTGCTGATTGAATGTCAATCTCTAATGACACTTCGTCAATAGCATCTTGGATTAAATCCTCTTTAGTTTTGTAGATGCAAGTGATTTGGTCACGTAGCACTGTTACAGCAACACCACTAGTAGCATCAATTAATGCTTCTCCATTAGCATCAAGTTGTCCAATTGGTTTAGTAACAACATTAGCAAAGAATGGTAGTGTTACGTCAGCATCAGTTGACCAACCATTATTTTCCATTACTCTTTTGTTAACAAAGTATCTTGTACCTTTGTTATCGTAAGCTGAATAGTTTCCTGCTTCTGTGAAATTACCACTGATGATTTTTACATTTTTCATGTTTTCTGTTTTTAAATGATTATTGTTAATTATTATGTCGGGGGGTAACCCCAATCTCTCAAATCGTACTGGGGGTCTCTGGATGGAGTGGTCTACACCCCCATATACACGATGGGTTTTAAAATTTTTAAAATTTTTTTTCCACATCCTTTTACAAAAGTTTTGGTTGGTATATATTTTTTGTATTACCTTTGGTGGGTGGGTGGGTTTGTTCTATGACTAAGTCCTTTCTATAAATTGATTGTTATTTAACACATATCTATGTCCTTTGTACAGAATAACGATCAATTATTCATTCCTTAGTATAAGAATCTAGTCCATAATATAGCATATGTATTAAAAAATATATGTATTGTATACAACGTATATATTATTTGTATATCTTTGTCTTATAGTTAACTAAATTATGGAAGAGAGAAAGATTATAGTTCAAAGACTTAAGAATGATTCAGAGAATGAATACATTCTAGCAGAGAAGTATTATTCCATCCTATCAGCTATCAACAATCTACATCTAACTCAGAGAGAAATCCAGTTGGTAGCATTTACAGCTATAAAGGGTAATATAACATATGCCAATGTAAGGGAGGAGTTTTGCAAGAAGTACAATACAACAAGTCCAACGATAAACAACATCATCAGTAAGTTAAAGAAGATGGGAGTGTTTATCAAGGAAGCAGGGAAGGTGAAGATCAACCCAATCATCGTTGTAGATTTCAATAAGAATTTAACGTTAGAAATAAAGCTGGAACATGGAAAAGCCAATGTCAATGTCAGTGAAGGAGTGGATCATCAAGAAGATGGCAATCAAGATGGTGATCTCGGAGAAGGTGATTGATTCTGTGGTGACACACCAGTTTGATAGCGCTAACGATGCATTGAACGTTCACAAGAGTGTCGAGATCTCTGGATTTGGTAAGTTCTATTTCAATGAAAAGAAGGCTATCAAGACCATGGAGAAGTATTCATCTCAGAAGGACATGTACGAAACCGTGTTAGAGGATCCAACTACATCAGATGTTAAAAGAGCTAATGTTCAAGTGAGACTAGCCAACCTGTTAATCAGTATTAAAACATTAAAACCAAAAATCGATGAATCTAGAACAGATATATGAGGGGTGGAAAAACCATCTGCTTCCAGAGGAAAGACTAAAAGCATACATTGAGTATGTTAGTGAAGGGAGAATGGACATATGTAATGCATGTGATAAACATTCTAAAAATCATCACACACCATTACGACCAGATAATCATTGCACAGATTGTGGATGTGTATTGTCTGCTAAAACTAAATGTCTATCGTGCGAATGTCCATTAAAGAAATGGCTTGCTGTTGACGAACCAAATGATACATCATATGCAACTACGTAAAATACCTTTAATGGAACTTCTTGAAATACTCAACGATCTATATGAAGATGGTGTTGATTACATAGACATCTCTGGTACATCTAGTGATGAAGGTGAACAACCACAAGATTTCATCAAGATTACAGTGAGACCAGATTACATGGCTGAAGAGAAAGACATTAATGAGTCTAGCATTGATGTTACAAAGTTATCTGAGAACGATATTAACGACCTAATATAAACTCGTATGAGTAGAAGACCAAACTATTACAGACAAATACTAAACGTGCTAGAGGATCTGCAGAAGAATCACCCAGCATATAATATAGGTAGACATATTTCTACAGCATTGGATGGATCTGATATATGGAGCATCTCTGACAAAGACTTCTTACAGAGGTTGAAGGATTACAGAGCAGAACTAGATTCAGATGTTATACATGAAGATGATGTAGACGATATAATTAAACAAGGGCTAGATTTAACACACATTCTAGACGAAGAGGAGGACTAAACAATGGCATTAAAGAAAACTACATACATTAATACGGAGCTTGACTGGGCAGAGCAACAATTGATTTCATGGAAACAATATGTTGACGCTAATCCTTTACATGAGTTAGAGGATAGAATCAAGTGGAAAGAAACCAAAGCTGGTGGAGCAATGCCTATGGTGATTGCATCTATTGAGGCTCAAGGTAAGTTTGTTCAAGAGACAATGAAAAACTATCTAGCTCTGTTAGAGCAAGTTGAGAAACTTCGTGAAAAAGAAGAAGCTAAGAAGGTAGATGTTAGAGGTGGTGCTGAGCTAGGAGCTATGGCAGAAGATTTCTTAAAAGGAAGACGATAGATGAAACTACATAATATAGAATATAAGGATTGGTTTATCAATCAAGGTAGAGTTCCAGACAAAGGATCTGAGGAGTATAGAGAATTCTTTAACTTCCACAGAGAACTATGTATGAATGGTGCTATGATGGATGGACAATATATCAATCCATTTCTATATTGGCATTTAAACATCTGGCATACAGAGGTAGATATTCTAGATGAATATGGAAGAATAAACCAGAAATATGCTAATCCATTATTGAGAGATAATGAGTGGCTAGTTACCAATGAAATAGACAGGGCACAGAAAGAAAAGAAAGGATTAGTCATCTTAGGAATTAGACGTTTTGCTAAGTCTGTGTTAGAGGCTTCATATATAGGACATGGTGCTACATTTGATGAAAACTCACAGAACATTATTGCAGGATTAAATGCTCCCGATATTAAACTTATTACAGATAAGATTGATAAGGGACTTAACTTCATTCCAGAAGCATGGAGATGGCAGAGGGTAGAAGATAACTGGAAGAACCAAGTGACACTAGGTATCAAGACTAAAGCAGGGGAAAGAATCCCCTTTTCTCAGATCCTTATTCGTAACTTAGATGAAGGTAACAATGAAGAGGCTATTGCAGGTACCAAACCTCGTAGACTTATTATTGACGAGATAGGTAAAGGAAGTTTCCTTAGAGGACTTCAAGCAGCAACACCAGGTTTCACCACACCATTTGGTTGGGGATGTTCTCCAATCCTAACAGGTACAGGTGGAGATATGAAGAAGTTTATGGATGCAAAGAGCTTAATGTTCGATGTAGAAAACTTCAACTTCTTAGAATACCAAAGTGCTAAAGATGAAAAGAAGGTACATGGCCTATTCATCTCACACAAATATAGAATGGAAGCTAAAGAAGAGTCCACTCTAGGAGCATTTCTTGATGCACCTGTAGGATCTTCCTTACACGAAGTGTCTATGATGGTGTCTAACGAAGAACTTGCTACAAAAATAACCAACGACAACTTAGATAAATTAAAGAAAGCAGGAGATAGAGTGGCTTATTTAAAGGAGAAGATGTACTATCCACAAGAGGTGGATGACATATTCTTAAATGAGGACACAAACATCTTTGATATAGAAGCTGCTAAACGTCAGAAGTTCAGACTAGGCCAACAAGAAAGAACAGGAACACCTGTTATATTGTATGATGATGGTCAAGGAGTGAAACATGAGTTTACAGATAAGATGCCTATTACAAACTTTCCTTTAAAGAATACAGATATGAAGGATGCTCCTGTAGTGATATATGAGTTTCCTATAGAATCTCCTCCATATGGATTATATGTAGCAGGAATTGACCCTTATAGACAAGGTAAGTCTGCATATTCTAGTTCATTAGGGTCTGTATACATATATAAACGTATGCATGCTATATCTGGAGAGAAGTATCAAGATATGTTTGTAGCTAGTTATTGTGCTAGACCAGACAAGAAAGAAACATGGGAAGAACAAGCTCGTTACCTCATCAAGTATTACAATGCTAGAGCATTATGTGAGAATGACGAGATATCTTTTATAGACTACATGATATCTAAAGGAGATAATCATTATCTAGAGAGACAGCCAGATTGGTTGAAAGAAATTGTTCCAAACACCACAGTTAGAAGGGATTACGGAATACACAGATCTTCTGAGAAGATTAGAGACTTCTTACATGGAGCTCTGAAGAAGTATACAGAGGAAGTGATGCATGTAGAGAAAGATGATGAAGGAAACATCATTTCAGAAACAAAGGGTATGTCAAAGATATTTGATCCTGTTTTACTAGAGGAGATGATACAATATAATGAAGAGGGTAACTTTGACCGTATCATTGCTGCAGAGCTTGCAATAGCTTTGGCAATGAAATTAGACCCAATCATGGGTAAAATAGGGGGAGAGAAAGATGTAAGAATGCAATCAATGTTCACTAAGAACAAGAAAAATACTCTGTTTACAGAAAGCAGATCAATGTTTAACACACCAAAAAGTAAATTGTTTAGATAAAATGGCAATAATTAGATATACAAAAGATGCTACCATTAGGTATGCTTATTTAAACATCTTCCCTGATCAGTTCAAGACTGAGAAGGAGAAAGAAGATGAGAGTTGGGTAAAGAATACAATGGACTATTTCTCCAATAAGGCATATGCTGAGTACATCAAGAATAGAGATACGTTCGTAAAGAACTATGATCTCATGAAAGGAATCTTGCGTATGGAGGATTTCTATCAAGAACCAGAGGTAAGAAGCTTCACAGATGTATTAACATCTGATCTAGAACTTCCTGCTTATGTAAAACACTATTCAATCATTACCACTCCTGTTAATGAATTAGTAGGAGAAATTTCTAAACGTCCAGATGCATTCAAAGTGAAAGCATTTGATGATGATAGTCAAGCAGAAGAACTTCAGTTTAAGACAGATGTACTTAACAAGTATGTTATGAGTCAAGCTAGAGAGAAGATCTATGAGAAAGCAGCTTTAGAAGGAGTAGAACTTTCTGATGAAGATGTTGAGAAGATGACTATGGAACAGGTTCAGGATCAGTTAGATAACTACACATCAGTTGCAGAAAAATGGGCTAACCATATATTAACATGTCAAAAAGCAGATTTTAACACTAAGGAGAAAAGCGAAGATGCCTTTAGAGATCTTTGTATTTCTGCTAGAGAATTTTATCACATATATGAAGACAACTCAAAGCTTGGATTCAACATCGAAGTTGCTAATCCAAAAAACACGTGGTTTCTTACAACCCCAGACAGAAAATGGATCTCTGATCCCACAGGAAGAGCACAAGGAGCTTATGCTGCTGGGACTGTCCAGGTTATGGAACTGTCAGAGATTATTGAAAGCGTACCAGACCTTACAAAAGAGGAAATAGATCACTTACGTTCTTCTCTTCAAGATTATGGACTTATTAACGTACGTGAATCTAACTTAGGTAATCCAGAAGCTACACCAGGGCAAGACTCTGTACAGTATGATACATTTGATCCATTAGTGTTACAAACACGTATGTTGATTGAGAGTGAAATGAAAGAAAACAATGATGGACTTAAAGACTTCTTGGGACTAACTAATAATGTTAGTTCATTTGGATATAAGTATGTTGTTGTTAGATCATATTGGATCTCTAAAAAGAAGATAGGTAAACTTATCTATTTAGATGAGATGGGCAATGAACAATCTACATTAGTTGATGAGAGTTACAAATCAGGAACTATTCCTACACAACAATCATTAGAATGGGGATGGATCAATCAATGGTACCAAGGAACTAAGATTGGACCAGACATCTACCACATTAAACCATTCAACCTTCTTAACTATTGCCCTATTATAGGAACAACTTACGAAGTGAAGAATACAGAAGCTAAATCTCTTGTTGATATGATGAAACCATTCCAAGTGATTTACAATGTATGTATGAATCAATTATATAAACTTCTAGAGAAAGAAGTTGGTAAGGTTCAACTTATGTCATTGAGACATGTACCTATTCCTAAAGATGGAGATGCTCAAGATGCTCTAGATATTTGGGAAATGGAAGCACGTAACAGAGGTGTTGTATTTGTTGATGATAGTCCAGAGAACATGAAATCTCCTAGTTCATTTAACCAGTTTACAGCTCTTGATCTTACACGTACATCTGAGATACAATCTAGATATACATTAGCACAACAAATCAAAGCTGAATGTTGGGAACTTGTAGGATTGTCTAAACAGCGTTTAGGAAGCGTATCTGCTTCAGAAAGTGCTACAGGGACAAATACTGCTATACAACAAAGTTATTCGCAAACAGAGCCATTATTTGTAGCACACGAGTATGTGTTAGGTCAATTATACCAAGCAATCATTGATGCAGCTTTATATTTAGAAAGCGCTAAGCCACAAAGCACGCTTTCATATATTACAGGAGAAGGAGAATCAGCGTTTGTACAAGTGAATGGATCAGATCTTAAGTTCCGTGATCTTAAAGTGTTCTTAACTAATAGACCAGAGGATAATCAAATGTTTAATGAACTTAGACAATTATCTCAAGCTGTTATTCAGAATGGCGGTACACTATATGAAATCATTGAACTATATAGCACTAAGTCTATTAGAGAGATGAAGAAAGTGTTTAAAGACATGAGAGACAGACAAATTGCTCAACAAGAACAAGCTAATCAATTACAACAACAACAATTGCAACAACAACAAGCACAAGCTGAAGCTACGTTGCAACAAGCTACTGAAATGAAACAAGCTGATCAAGCACATGAGGATTATCAAAATGAACTTGATAGAATCAATAAGAAAGAGATTGCTCTTATTTCAGCATACGGAAAAAATAACAATGCTATGGCAGATGAAGATAATTCAGGAACAGCTGATGCATTAGAAATGTCAAGACTTACAGCAGAGCAATCTAAAGCAGAAAAAGAATACCAAGCTAAAATAGCTGACGTTAATTCTAAAAATGTATTGGCTGCTCAGAAATTGCAGATAGAACGAGACAAGAATCAAATAGCTAGAGAGAACATGCAGAATGATTTAGAGGTCGCAAAACTAAATGCAAAGAATAGAAATAACAAAAAATAGTAAAAAAGTTCCCCTCTACGGAGGGGATAAATAACATTAATGCTATATTATCAAAAATAATCAGCTGCAAACACTGATAACTCTTTGATATTAAATAACATTCATATACTTTTACAGTAATAAACCAAACAATAAAACAACTACATATGGCTGATAATTTAGAAACTATGGGAAACTTTAGTATTCAAGATACTATGGAAATGGGTATGGGTAACCAAGAATTACTTCAAGGCTTATTCGAACCTGAGACCGCTTCTAGTAATCCTGATGATGTTCAACCTATCATTAATGAGGCAAACCCTCCTGCAGCACCTGCTAAACCAGATGTACCAAAAGGAAAGGATATTGTACCTCCTAAAAATGTTGATGGTAAAACAGATGAAGAAAAACAAGAAGGACAATCTTTAATCTCTGACTTCCTAAGTGATGATGAAGACGAAGATGATGATACACCACCAGCACCAGTGAAACCTACTAAGAAAGTAGAAACTGCTGCAGAAGAAAGTGATGATGACGATAATGATGAAGACGAAGTTACTGAAGGTACTCAATTCTCTGCTTTAGCAAATGACTTACTTAAACTAGGTGTATTTACTAATGAAGATGGAGAAGATGAAGAACCAGTTTCTACAGCAGAAGAGTTCTTAGAACGATTCAATGCTGAAAAGAAGAAAGGTGCTTCTGAGATTGTACAAAATTTCATTGGACAATTTGGAGAAGACTACCAAGAAGCTTTTGATGCCATATTTGTAAAAGGAGTAAATCCTAAAGAGTATTTCGGTACTTACAATCAAGTAGTTGATTTTGCTGAGATGGATCTTTCAGATGAGAATAACCAAGTTAAGATCATCAAGCAAGCATTAACAGATCAAGGGTTTGAACCTGAAGATGTAGAAACAGAAGTTGAAAGACTTAGAAACTACGGAGATCTAGAGAATGTAGCAGCTAAACATCACAAGGTGTTAGTTAAGAAAGAGGCAGCTAAGTTGCAACAAATGGAATCTAAAGCTGAGCAAGAGTTACAACAAAAGCAAGCTGTTAGAAATCAGTACATTACAAACGTTCAGTCTATCCTACAGGATAAAGTGAAGAATAAAGAGTTTGATGGTATTCCTATCAATCCAAAATTAGCAGGCGAACTACAGGACTTCTTATTAGTTGATAAGTGGAAAACTCCATCAGGAGAAACACTTACAGATTTCGATCGTGCTATTCTGGATATGAAAAGACCAGAGAACCACGAGATGAAAGTTAAAGTGGGGCTTCTTTTAAAATTGTTAGAAAAAGATCCTACATTATCAACCATACAAAGAACAGGTGTGACTAAAAAGTCTAACCAGTTATTTGGAGAAGTTGCTAGACAAGTAACTAAAGCTAAGAGTAGCGGAGGTTCTGGTTCAAAAGCTAACCCTAATTCATGGTTCTTATAACAAACATAATTAATAATTAACAAATTCGAATAAAAATGGCAGTTCAAACTATCCCTGGGTTAACTGGTTTTACTTACGCTCGTGTTGCCTCTATGGACAAACGTGCAGTAGGAAAACTTACTGACTCGAATCACTTAGAGTCTTTTCACTCTACTGAGCCTGCTGACTATGATAAAAAAATCATCAGTCTGTATACACAAAGCTCATTGTACAGTAACGACTTCTTGGACATGATCAACAAAAGCACTCCTTATTACATTGATAATAACAGTGATGCGTGGAAATGGCAAGTAGCAGTTCCTTACAAATTCCCAAAAATTATTGACATCCCTAGTTCAACTCTTGAGTTGTTAAAACCAGGTATTGATGGTCAAGAATTTCAATTAGTAATTGATACTAATGAGTTTTCTAAAAACGCAATCGTATCTGTAGGTACTCGTCAGTACGGACCTAGATTCTATGTAATCAAAGATCCTGTACCTTACAACACTGGTTACTTGTATTCATTTACATTAGTAACTGACAACCCAACAGTTGACTTCGTAACTCCAACTTTCTTACAAGTAGGTATTGAGTTAGAATTAGTTGATGCTGCTATTGGTGAGTTCGATCAAGACTTATTAGGTCTTCCTCGTTTAGGTGAGCAAATCACTATGTTCGAATCTTTAGGTTCTGCATATGGATATGAGCACAAAATCACTGAATGGGCTGATGACAAAATGATGAGAGATGCTTCAGGTAAAGCATTAGACATCTTGGTATATGCTCCACAAAGACGTAACCAATTACCTTTAACTCGTAATGATGTTAAATGGGAACCGTTCATCGAATTCTGGATGCGTAAATCTATGTTAGAATTGAAAGTTAAACGTATGATCTGGGCTAAACCAGGTACAGTTAAAACTAATGGTTCTAAACAAGAAGTTAAACGTACATCTGCTGGTGTTTACCACAGAATGAGAAATAACGGAAACTTGGTACAATACAACCGTGGAGAATTTTCTGCTAACTTGATTCGTTCAGTTTTTGGAGATTTGTTCTACAGAAGAGTGGATGTTAAAGACCGTAGAGTTAAAATGTACACTAACGAAGCTGGATTCGATGTATTCCAACAAGCTTTGAAAAATGATGCATTGAATTCAGGTCTTACTTTCATGGCTGATTCTGGAAACAGATACATGCAAGGAGAAGGACAACACATCACTTACAACTTTGCATTTGATGCAATGGTAACTCGTGAGACTGGACGTGTTGAATTGATTCACTTGAAAGAATTAGATTTACCTCAAACTAACTTAGAGTTTGGACAAAACAAAAAATCTACTCCAGTATTTATGGTGTTTGATGTTTCTCCAATGTCTGATGGTTCAATGGTAAACAACATCCGTGAAGTGAGAATGAAAGGTGCTCCTTCTATGACTTGGGGTTATATTGATGGTACTCGTCACCACTTAGGTTTTGCTAAATCTCAAGGTATGAGTTCTGCTAATAAATTCCCAGGATACGAAATCTGGATGAAAGACAGATGTGATGTATTCATTGAAGATTTATCAAGAACTGTGTTGATCGAAGAAATCCCACAATTCTAATAAATAAGAATTCCGAGAAAGATCCCCTCATCCCCACTCCCTCCTAGAGGGGATCAATCTCAAATACAGACTTAGTGAAGCCTCTTTCCTTCGTGGAAATGTAACTAAGTGAAAGATGGAGGATTAGGGTATCCCTGGTCGCTGTTCCCTTCAATGGGAACCATCTTCTAAATCGTGTGGTAGAGCAGTTGGTTAGCTTGCTAGGCTCATAACCTAGAGGTCGGAGGTTCGAGTCCTTCCCACGCAACTAAAATAAACCAAACATTATTAATTAAACTACATTATGGGTAAATTAGGAAAGATCTCTACAATCAAAAGAGAGTATACCACTTCTCAATTGCAAACAATGCAAAGTGGGTTGGCACAGAAAGGATTAACAAGAGTACCTGGTACAGGAGTTTTTAAGTATCCTTACAAAGAATTAGATGGTAAGTATAGAACAGGATTAGATCCAGATGCTTCTTACATCAGACGAATTGCAGATCCAACTGAAAGAGAGTTAGAAATTGAAAGAGTTACTGCACTAAGAGCTAAGCTTGAAGCTGATTTAGGTGACATTGATCTTGGTCCACGTTCTAAGTTTTGGAACTATGGATTATCAACATCTACAGAAGATCAATCACACGTACAACCAGTTAAGTTGTTAGATGGTGATAACTATTACGATCTTACAATTCCATTTCAAGAGCTTGCTTTTTCATGGTTAAGAGTACATCCTACAATTGCTTCTTCATTCCAAGCTTGGGAAAGAGGAGATTATCCAGCAGATACTCAGTTCTACATTGTAGATGATGAGATCGAAAGTGCTGTAATCTTTAAGAAGAAACAATTGATCAACAAAGCTGTTGTTAAATTTGATTCAATGACAATCGAGAAAAAACGTAAAGTTGCTAGACTATTAGGTCTTCCAGTAACAGAAGATACGAGAGAAGAGATTGTGTACAATCAAGTAGATAACATGTTGAAACAATCAGAATTCAAGACTGGTAACTTCCAAGGATTGAATCCTATAGAAGTGTTCAACAGATTTGCTGACATGAAAGAAAATTTACTACATATTAAAGATTTAGTTAAACAAGCAATTGCACACTCAGTTTATAGAGTTAAGCCTAGTGGTAAAGTTTACGAAGGTGAATTTGAAATTGCAAAAGATGAAGAAGATCTAGTTAAGTTCTTAGCTGATGATGATAATCAGGATGAGTTACTTGTATTAGAAGGAAAACTAAAAACTAAAAAACTAGCTGCTATTTAAGTAGCTAGTTTTATAAATATAAAAGCATATGATACCTGTAGATAGTTTATTATACAAAATCGATCAGAAACTAAATAAACTATCAACTAATGAGCACCAACAGATTCAACTAGAAGACAAAATCTTAGCTTTGAATGAGGCTCAGATTAAGTTGATAAAGCAGAAGATAGATGGAATCAGTATTGTAAGTGGAATGGGAATGGACGCTTTTAAGAAGCGCTACGAAGATCTACAAAGCTTAGTGATGAACTACAACCATCAACCCCTAGTTCTTTCACTAGTGGACGCTAATTTAAACCAGTGGTCTGCTAATGTACATGATTTAGATCCACAATATATGTTCTACTTAGATAGTTACATATTAGCTGATAAGGGAAGATGTGTAGACAGAAAGATATGGATTAATAGAGATCTTGCAAAGCATGGTGATCTACAGTTTATTTTAAACAATGATCATTATAAACCAAGTTTTGAATACCAAGAAACATTCAATCTTATATCATCGGATGATGTATCAGTCTTTACAGATGGTACCTTCACTCCAAAAACTATACAAATAATGTATATGCGATATCCTCAATATATTAATAAAGCAGGATATGTAATGTTAGATGGTGAACCATCCTTTGATCAGGATTGTGAACTTGAGATGTATCTAGAAGATGAGTTATTAGATCTTACAGTACAGAACCTAGCAATGTATACAGAGAATCAATCTGCTGTTCAAAACGCAGCATATAGAATTCAAACAAACGAATAAACTATTAATTTAAATAAATAAACAATGGCTGATTTTTCATTAACCACGTTATTCGTGGTGCCAGTAGGACAGACTTCTCTTCCTAGCTCTGGTTCGACACAAGATCTTACTGCAGGACAAGTAGGTATCTTCAACAGCAACTATGCAACTGTTAACGCAGGAACTATTGCAATGTCTCCTTATTTCTACGTTGCACAAGGTAGAGCTAACACTTACTTGCAAGGATCTAAAAGATCTGACAAAATTGCTAGTAATGGTTCTAACGTAACTGAATGGTACAAAGTATCAGGATCTACTGTAGCAAATGTTCAAGTAACAGATGTATCAAACTTTAACGTACAAGCAGGTGAAGATATCACTTTGACTTTACGTGCTCACTCAAGCTACTTAGACACTTTGTATTTCAATGGATTTACACGTTCAGTAACTGTAGCTGCAGAATGTTTAGAATGTGGTGGTGACCCATGTGCTAGTGTTAACGTAAATGCGTTAATCAATGCTTTAATTGCAAAATTAGAAGCTGGTGCTCCAGGTATCAACCCTGACAACATTTCATTAAGCAAATTCTACACATTCGAAAATGTAGGTGGAACAATCTTACGTATTACAGGTAAACCATTAACTGCATATGGACAACCATGTGATGTAGCTGCTTTCCCTTACGAATATGACAGAATGTACTTCCGTACTTTCGTATATGCTGGACCTGCTACAACTGCTGACTTCATTGTTGCTGACAACTGTAACATTGTTGCTGAGGCTGTTGTAACTCAAGAAGCTTCTTATCCAAAAGGTGTGTCTGCAGAGATTGCACAAATGGAGAAAAACTTCTACAGCTACCAAGCTGGTTACTTGAAGCATTTATATAGAATGAATGGTTACAATGAGAACTTTGAGTCTTATGTAGCTGCTGGTATCGCTTATGATACATTCTATATCAAATTTAACGAGTACAACAAAGGTGCTTACGTATGGGGTGATTATATCACTGAAGATGCTACTGTAATCATTGCTGTTCCTGTTGGAAGTATGGCTGGAAATGAAATTGAAACTGTATTAGAGGCTGCTTTAGGAGTTCTTCCTAACCCTGCTCCTTCTACAACTACAACTACTACTAGTTTTTTCCAAACAACATCTAGTACAACAACTAACTTCTACTAATATTTAGTAAAAGGATTTTAATAATAACCTATGCCAGGGGAAAGAGGATAACTCATATTCCTCTGGCATATTTATTTATAACAACATGGCAGATTTAAAACTAGACATAATTGTAGTACCAACATACAGTACTCTTAACCTTGCGGTAATGGATGCTTCAGTGTATCCAGATGACCCTCCTTTAGTTTCAGGTGCAACTATAGATATAGATGTACCAGGCTTTGGATTGGTAAGCCTACCTTTTTATGTTGGTGAACTAAATATATTCACATCATCAAACTTAGGCATATCTGCAGTGGGTGTAAATCAACCATTGCCTGATGGAATATATCATTTGAGATATTCTATTGCACCAGCAACAGTTAATTATGTTGAGAAAACAATTATTCGTGTAGATCAACTACAAGAGAAGTTTGATGAAGCTTTTATGAAACTTGACATGATGGAATGTGACAGAGCTATTAAGACACAAGCTAAGGTGGATCTTAATACAGTCTATTTCTTTATTCAAGGAGCAATAGCAGCAGCTAATAACTGCGCTGAAGTGGAAGCTAATAAGCTATACACTCAGGCAAACAATATGTTAAATAATTTTATAAAAACCAATTGTGGTTGTTCAGGTAACAACTATCAAGTAAACTTTTACTAATATGGCAACTTGTAATTCATGCGGAGCTAATGTGGGATGTGGATGTCAATTGAAAGATGGACAATGTGCAGCATGCGCTTCTAAAGCTAATAAATAATATCAAATTATGTTATCACCTAGATTAACAAATTGTGTTGAGTGTTCAACTATACCAGTTTTATTAAACCATATAGATTGTAAACTTGCAGAGATGGCTAATGATTTATACAACAATGTTGTATTCATGCTTAATCAACCTGTTCAAGGAAATGCAATTATTGATCTATTAAACTATAGAAGAATCTTAACATTTAAGTATTGTAATCCAGATTATGCTGGATGCTTTACGGTACCAATGATTGCTAGTAAGGTTAATCGTATCACTGCTGGATGTAAACTTCCAGACTGTCTACCTTGTATAGATCCAATAACAACTACTACGTCAAGTTCATCTACTACAACAACCACTACAACAGTTCCGTATTTCTATTATGTAGCTAATCAGTATCAATGTCCAAATTGCGACACTATTACTGGTACTAATGTGGTAATTAAATCCTTAAATGTTTTAGGTATTGGGGATTGGATTAGTTCTGGTACTTACAAATTCAATGTGTTAGGTTTATCAGGTCCTAATTATATGGCAACATTAGTTGATGGAAATAATATTTCTACAACTTGTGATTGTCCATCTTAATTATTACTACAACAACAAATTAAACTTTTTAAAATAAAACAACATGTCTAATTGCGATAATTGCTATCAAGGTTGTGCTGAAACAATATCAGATAAATGTGTAAAATATACAGGAATAGATATTCCTCAACTTGGAATAGTTAAAGGAGACTCTTTAGCTGTAGTTGAACAAAAAATATTTAATCACTTAAGAACTGGAACAGGTATTGTAATAGATCTTTCTGGTATAAGTATATGTTCTATAATGCAGGAGTATCTTCCTGCAAGCCAAGATTATCCTCCTGGAAGCGAAAATGCTCCTACAGAGTTTGTATTGAATGATGTTCTTGCAGCTCTTATACAATACTCTTGTCTTTTACAAGGACAGATAGGTTTACAAGGACAAAGGATTGCAGACAATAATCTTTCATCTCAAGCACTTATCAATGAAGAAAGATTTGCTAGAGTTAATGAGTTTGAAGCAGTGGCTGGTATAATTGAAACTATTTCTGCAACATTTACTACAGATATACAAACTGCTACAGCATTAATTACATCAGAATCAATTGCTAGAGCTAATGCAAATGAAGCAATGGCTACTGTAATTGAAAATGTTTCTGCAAGCATAACTGCTTTAGACTTAGATGTAGATGCTAGAATAACACAAGAAAGAACAGCATCTGTAACAAGAGAGCAAGCTATTGCTACAATGGTAGATACAGTAGCAACTTCATTAGAAACAGAAACAGGTCTTAGAGAAGCAGCTGTAACTCAATTGACCGAATCTATATCAACAGAGTCTGAAGCAAGAGCTACTCTAGAAACCAATCTAAACGCTAAAGTTGCTCAAGAAACTACTGATAGAGGAACAGCAATTGGTCAAGCAACAATAAACATATTACAACAAGCAGATGCTACTGCAACAACTGCTAGAGCATTATTAAAAACTGATCTAGAAGCTAAAGTGACCCAAGAGGGAACAGATAGAACTGCAGCAATTTCAGCAGCAAAAGTTCTTACATTACAAGAAGCGAACGCTACAGCAACTGCAGCTAGAGCAATCTTGAAAAATGATTTAGAAGCTAAGATATCTCAAGAAACTACTGATCGGACTACTGCAATTTCACAAGCAAATATTACAACTCTACAACAAGTTGATGTTAAAGTTGGTAATGCTAAAGCAGAAATAATAACTGAATTAGAAGCTAAAGTAACTACAGACATTGGTACATTATCAAGTGAAATAACAACTGAATTAGACACTTGGGCTACTGTTCTTGGAACAGGTGCTTCAAATTTCACCACTCTTAAATCAGAAGTAAGCGATTATAGTGCTCAAATTACAGAAGCTTTAGAAACATCTGCTGATGCACTAGGTGCGGTTGACGCTCAATACACATTAGAAGTTAATGCAGGTGGTAAAGTTGCTGGAATGAAATTAGGATCAAATGGAACTACATCTGACATAGTCTTTACTGCTGACTCATTTAAAATATCAAATGGAACAAGCGGCACTAGTGGTGTTGTAAGTCCTTTTGAAGTGGTAGGTAATCAAGTAGTTTTAAAAGGTACAACTGTAGCAGACTCAATTATAACTCCTGGTACAGGTCCTACTCACCCAGCAACTGGTTGGAATGGATTATCTGTAAATAAAAATAATGATAATGCTATACGATTTAGGCATGCTAATGGTCAAGTTGGAATAGAGATGGGAGTTATTAATGGTGAATTAGTTTTGAACTGGTACAACGATCAAGGAGTGCTAGTTTGGAAAGGTGGATCTAGTGGAATTGTATATATAGATAATATACCTGCATCAACCTCACCTAGACTAATGTCATTGATATCATCTACTATATCATTTGATCCAACAGAAGCAGAAATACAAACACTAGCAACTGATGCAGATCAGTTATTAGTATTTACTAGTGGTGAAGGTTATCAACAATTTGGTGGTGATGCTGTAGATGGAGCATTCCCAATTAATAGAACAACAAAATATTTATATGATTCTGGACGAAATTCTGAAAGTGCAGTTAACGCAGTGTATGAAGGATTCCATGATGATATTAATTATACAGATAGCCCATTTATAACAAATGGATGGTGGGCATTTTACGTATCAGGTAATAAAGATGAAACATTCTTATCAGATGGATACGGTAATTATTATTTATCATTAGTGTATATACAAAATGGTAAACAATTTGCTTCTCTACAAGTACCTAATTATAGAATAGGAACTGGAATCAACTAACAAACCAAATTAAAAAAAAAAATATAACATGACAGTATTAATAACATTAACAACAGCAGGACTAGATGCTGGTCCGTTTGATTTATATTCAAATGTAGATGGGTACTCTGTTCCATTTGAAACAGGTGTAAGTAAATCAGCATTGTTGGCTGGATACACATCTACAATAGTTCCAGACTCAACAACTACTGTGAGAGTTAGATCTACAGGAGTGTGTACAAATTATATCGACATTCCTATTGGAGGAATTACAACTACCACCTCTACAACAGTTGCACCTGGAGTTTATCAATTTCCAATGACTAGATTCCCTGTTAATACTCAACTTGAAGCATGTGCTGATATCGCTACTGGAGAACCATTGGTATTTATATCAACAAGATATGCAACATCCTCTTATCTAAGTCCAGGAATGACTGTATATGAAGATGAAGCATTAACTATTCCTATTACTTGGCCTGAACCTAAATACTATGGTTACTTTAAAAACCCTGGAACAGTATTGGCTTGGGCATACATTGATGCAAATGGAGTTGTTCTAACATCAGGATATTGTCAATAATATAAATAAAAAAACTTCAGTTTTGTTGGTTTTACTAAGTTTCTCCTCAAGGGTTTCCTTGGGGAGTTTTTGTTTTATAACTATTTTAGTTATAAATAATAACCTGTCTAATTAAAATTATTTGGAAAGTATAAAAACAATTCTTTATCTTTACCATATTTTTTAATTAAATACTACTGTATATGTCTGAAAACCAAGTGTTGTTAACTCAACTAGAAGACTTACTTCGATTAAAAAAATCTAAAAAATTCTATGCTGAGAGACTTGGAATTACAGAGGGAGAAGTAAATGATTTGTTAAAAGAGTTGAGAGAACAAGATGCTCCTACTGAAGAGTTTCAAGAAGCGTATAACGCTGCAACTAAGAAAGTTAACGTTGATAAAGGTACTGTAGAAAGTACAATCATTAGTGACTTTGATCCTAAAGATGATATTGAACTAGCCAAATTACATAAGATAGATCTTGATAAGTATGTTATAACAAACTACTGGTCTAAGATGTTACCAAGTGGGAAGTTTACTTCCTCAGTGTTTTCAAAAAGAAAGCAAGCAGAAGATTACTCTCCAGAAGACTTTATTAAGTTTTTAGAAAACTACACACCTACACCTCAACCAACATTCTCTGTTGATACTAATAATGACAAAGAACATGTTAATGTTGAAATATCATTATCAGATTATCATTTAGCTAAAAGACATATTGATGGAGATAACAGTCCTGCTGAAAGAGCTAGACGTTATTATAATGTTGCTGAGTCATTAGTTAGAAAAGTGAGATCAATATATAACGTAGACACAATTGTCTTCCCTATATCGAACGATTTCTTTCACACTGATAACTATCAACATCAAACTACAAATGGTACACCACAGGACACTATAATGGATTATAGTTCTGAGTATGAATTAGGATTTGATATTCTAGTTAGTACTATTAACATGTTGAGAAATCATTCTAGTAATGTAGAGGTGATATTAGTACAAGGTAATCATGATAGAACTAAATCATTTTATCTTGCACATGCACTAGAAGTGTTCTTCAAGAACAATTATGATGTTAGATTTAAAAGAGAACATAGTGTTGTAAAAGGAATAACATTAGGTAATACATTTATTGGTTGGCACCATGGCAACTGTAAAATAGAAGATCTTCCTTTATTGTTTGCTACACATCCAGATTATAGTAAAGAGTTTGGTAATGCAACATTTAGAGAAGTTCACACAGGTGATAAACATCACTACATGGCAAAAGAAATTAAGGGAGTGAGAATACAACAAATGCCTAGTCTTTCTGGAACAGATAGATGGCATCTAGATAGTAATTATGTACACTCAGTACGAGCAGCCCTTGCATTAGTTTATGATTATAAACATGGAAAGGTCTGTGAGTTTGAAGAAAGAATTTAAACAAAAATGGCAACACTAAGAAAATTAGTATCGGATGTACGTTCAGTACATAAAATCTTATCTACTGACAGTTTGATAACTGACAGAGCTATTGCATCTGAAATTAGAAACAACTCTTTATTATTAATCAAGAGAGAAACTAACTTAAGAAAGTTATGGGCAACTGATACTTTATTCACTACTATCCCTTGTTTAGAGATGATAGAAGTTCCAATTTCTGAATGTTGTGGATATACAGACCCTTGTTCAGTTGCAAGAACAAAATATAAACTCCCACGTATCTCTGAAGGAAACTATCAGTATGTGATACAGGGAGTTTATTCTATTAATGCAATGAGTGGTCAAGGTAAGAAGTTAAAAGAGACTACTATCAATAGATATATGAATTTATTGAAGTTACCTATAATCAAGAAAGAAGAATACTTCTGGATATCTAATGGTTATTTATATGTTAACAATCCATTGTTACAAGCTATTAGATTTGTGGCATTCTTTGAAGAAGATGTAACAAATGATATAATGTATCCAGAATGTGGATGTGGAGGAACGGATTATTCATTAGATGACATATGTAAGAATCCATTAGATAAAGAGTTTCCTCTTCCAGGATATCTAGAACAGCAAACACTTGAATTAACGTCTAGAAAGCTTTTATCTACTTATTTTAACATTAAGACAGATATTAGTCAAGATGGTGCAGATGGTCAAGCACCAAATGCAAAACCAAATAATTAATGAGAACAAAGATTGATTGGCGAAGTGCTAGTAAAGAAAACTACAATGACTTCTGTAAAAAGAATCCTTCTGTAAAGATTACATTTGATAACTGGAGAAACATTCTCTACACTTATAATGAATCTTTCAAAGAGTATATTCTAGAGACAGGAGATAAAGCAAAACTACCCTATGGTTTTGGAGAATTCTCAATCAATAAAAAGAAAAGAAGAAGACTGAAAGGAACTGATGGTAAAGAGTTTGTTAATCTTCCTATAGACTGGCAAAAAACTAAAGAGAAAGGTAAAGTAATTTACAACTTTAATTATCATACAGAAGGTTATTTCTTCGGATGGATGTGGTTTAAAACTACAGCTCGTTTTAGAAACTCAGATCTTTGGTATTTTAAACCATCAAGACTTACATCAAGATTATTATCACACTACTTAAAAACCAGCGATAAGTATCAACACATTTATAAAGAATGGAAACGCTAAGAAACTATGAGTAATTATTATAAATATAATTTTATATCCCCAGAACCTATTTATGCCACTGTAAAAGAAGAGTTGAAAAGCTACTTTGATACAGGTGCTGTAGATGATCTTTTGTTTCCTACATACTTAGACAAGAGTCTTAAGAAGTTAGGAAGAACTACTTATGTGATTTCGGAAGAAACTCTTTATATAGAAGATTTTCAAGCAAGACTTCCAGATAACTTTTATGCTGCAAGAGAAGCTTGGATGTGTGCTGAAGTTCCTCAATATCCATATCAATCAGCTAATTCATTTTACTCACAAGCAGCTAGTGCTACAACTATTCAAGTTAGCCCTATTGTTTATGGTGGAAATCCTTGTGATAATCCATGTAGTAATCCTGAGTGTCAACAATGTGATTGTAATGGTGTATGTATGCCATTGTTAGAACAAGCAGTATATAAAACAAATACACAGACAACTAGATCATACAGATTAGAATATCTTCTTAAACCAGGTACTATTTCTGCAAAACAAAACTGTGGTGTAGAATATACAAACAATTGGGAATTCCAAAAAGAAGCACCAGGTATACATGAGTTCACTCCAGGTTCTGCTAGTTATGATTCATTTGACATTAGAGATAATAAATTTGTAACCAACTTCAGAAATGGGGTTGTACATTTAATTTTCTATGCTACAGAATATGATCATGTAGGTAATCAAATGGTTCCTGATAATTATCGTATTAGAGAGTATGTAGAAGCATTCATTAAGTATAAGGTTTTTGAAATGCTAACTAATCAAACTGTTGATGAAACATTCAATCAGTTACAACAAAAGTTAATGTATCATAAACAGCTATATGAAGAAGCTTATATTATGGCTGATATTGAGATTAAGAAACAAACCGCATGGGATAAACAAAGACGAATCAAAAATGATTTGAATAGGTTTAATATGTACGAGCTACCAAATAGAACCAACAGAAACGGTAGAAGAAGAAACAATTAATAAGTTATGGCAGAAGAAACCACTCCTCAAGGAAATATAAGACAAGAGTATAAT